CGCGTCCGGTCCGGGGGGACTGGACCGGACGCGCGTCTAGTGCTACACGGGTGGGGTCCAAGCACACCCGTGCGATCTACCGCCACAGTTCGCGGTTCCTGGCAGGGCCTGACCGACGCCAATCGGTCTGCTCCCTCTTGCCGTGCAGGTCATCCCATGGCAGAGGGGATGGTGCCCGTATGTACGGCTGCTGTGGCGTGTGCAGTTGTCAAGTTCTCGCCCGTCCTGCGGGCGCACCGGCCGACGCCCTGGGGGCGTGGCGGAAGTGGTGGGGGAGGGGCGGTGCCCCTACTTCTTGGGTCGCTCGGTGGGGAGGTTCTCGAGGTACTTGAGCAAGTCCTTGACGAGGACCACCGGCTTGGTGGTGGGGTAGCGGTAGGTCAGCTTGCCGCTGGCCCTGGCGGCGTCGAGCGTGTCCCGGGACGTGCCGGTGACGGCCGCTGCGTCCGGGATGGACAGGGCCAGGCGGACGATGCCGCCTTCCAGGATCAGTTCGTAGTCGACGCCGACGGCGGTCGTGCTCACGCGGCGACGCCGATCCAGTCGGAGACCGGAGTCGGCTCGAACAGGTTCGCGAACGGGTAGTCCCCGTCGAACGCGTCGAGCACCTTCCGGACGTTGGTGAGGCTGGGTTCGTGGACCCCTCGACGCATGTCGTCGAGGGTGGAGCGACGGATGTCGTGCTCGTCGCAGAAGTGCTGGAGCGAGCGGTACTTGCGCTCGTAGACGAGCTTCTCGAACCGCGCGGTGCGGAGGCGGTACGCGCCTGACGCCATGGTTGTGTCCCCTACAGGTGGTGAGTCCGATGCCGCCCGCTGTGTCCCTCCCGGGGCGACAGGAAGATCATGTCTCATCCCTCAGACATTCGGTACACACGTGTGCGATCTGTCGGCATGGCCCCCGGACGGGGGGCTTGCCCCCCGTGATGCCTGTGAATCCGGGCATGATCCGCTTGGCGCAACGCGGATGTGTACCCCAGAGCGGCGATACCGACCGGTATCGGGGGACGGTAGACGGCCGTCCCTACCCCCCAAAGTGGGGCGAAACGCGGACACCGGACTACCCGATGTCTGCCGACACGTCGGGGGTAGCCTTGCCGACATGGAACGACTAAGCACCTGGGTCGACCGGGTCACGAACGGCCGGTCCCACCGCGTGATAGCCGAAGAGCTGGGGATGGGGAACAGCGTGGTCTCACGCTGGGTTCGCGAGGACGCCTTCCCGCTCGGACAACTGCTCGACTTCTGCCGGAAGTACGACGCGAACTTCCTCGAGGCCCTCTGTGTCGCCGGGTACGCGACTGAGGACGAGGTGAGTCGCTGGACACCCCACGTGTCCCTACGGCAGGCGTCAGAGCTTGAGCTGGTACAGGAACTTCAACGGCGTATCGCCGGGCGCGACATGGTCGCGGACGTGCGGAACATGATGCGGGAGGAGGTACAAGCGGAAGTGAGGGGGGCACTGGCGACAGGCCCGATCGATCTTCTGCATCCACCGGCCGGACGGCGGGCATCCTGACGACTGAGACACGAAACGGCCCCCAGTGGCGCTCTGCGCGCCGCTGGGGGCCGTTCTCTGTGTGGGTGGGGTGTGTGGCTACGCCGCCTCGTCTCGTGGGGTCTCGAGGGCTTCCAGCGCTTGCGTGAGCTGCGGGTCCGGCAGGCGGAGCACCTCGCGCGGCTTGAGCACCTCCAGGGTGCTGCCGAGGCCGGTGAGCGCGTCCCGGACGACCTTGGACTTGACGTCGAGCTTGCGGTACCCGCGGGTCACCTTGATCGACTTCTGGCCGACGATCTGCTGGATGAACACCTCGGCGACGCCGAGTTCGTAGAGCAGCGTGATCGCGGTGTGCCGGAGGTCGTGCACGCGGACGTGGCGGACTCCGGCGCGCTTGAGGATGTCGCGCCACTGCTCGCGGTCCATGGACGGGTCGACCGGCTCGCCGTTGAGTTCGCCGAGCCTGCGTCCGCCGATCCACTTGGGGTTCGCCGTCCACACCCAGCCGTCGGGGTTCGGGTCGTTCTTCGTCTGCTCGCGGTGCTCCTCGAGGAGGGTCCGGAGCGCGGGCACGAGCGGGATCGCGCGGCGGCTGGACTTGGTCTTGGGGCGGGCGAGCCACCAGTTGCCGCCGAGGTACTGGTGCTCCCACTTGGGCGACTGAGGGAGGTGGCGCTGCGGGCAGTGCACGGCGTTCTTCTTGCCGCACTCCGCGACCCGCTTGGCGCGCCGCGGTTTGCCGTCCGGGCGGACGCCGACGACGTCGAACTCCTGGTGCTCGGTGCCGCACCCGTGGAACCAGTTGAGGCGCTGGAGCTGCCACTCGAAGTAGAGGATGTTGTTGTCGAAGTCGACCTGATCCCACTTGAGGCCGAGGCACTCACCCTGGCGCGCGCCGGTGAGCAGCGCGAACGCCCACCGGGACGCGTTGCGGTCGTTCTGGATCGACTCGAGCACGGCGAGGGCTTCGTCCGTGGAGAGGGCGTCGGCGTCCGGGTTCTCGACCGGCGGGGCGCTGACGAGCGTGCAGACGTTGCGGGTGAGGTACTCCTCGCGGATCGCGTCCTTGAGCATCTTGCTCACGACGTTGTGCGCCGTGTTCGCGGTCGTGGAGGACAGGCCGCGGGACTGGAGCATGGAGTCGTGGAAGTTGCGGACGTCGGCGACCTTGAGGGCCGAGAGCTTCTTCTTGCCCCACACCGACGTCGCGTAGCGGGCGTACTTCCGGTAGGCGATGAGGGAGCTGGGGGCGAGGTCCCGCTCGCCGATGTTCTTGAACCAGTACGCGACCCACTCCTCGAACGTCGGCTCGGAGGTGTGGAGGTCGCCGACCTGCTTGAGGTCGGCGCGGGCGGCGTCGAGCTTCTCGACGCATCCCTCGTACGTCTTGTGCGTGACCTGCTTGCGGCGACGCTTGCCGGTCAGCGGGTCCTTGGGGAGTTCGATGAAGCCGACCCAGAGGCCGTCCGGCCGCTGCGTCACTCCACCCTGGCCGCGCGGGCGGCGGGGCTTGTCCGAGACGGGGTTCTTCTTGGCGCGGGTGCTCATGCTCGGGCCTCCGCTGCGCGCCGGGTGAACTCCATCGCCAGCTCGCCGAGGGTCGGCCGGACTGGGGTGTCGAGCTTCGTGGCCTTGACGTGGTGGACGCGGGAGACGCGGGCGGCGTCCTCGCTGACGACGGCGATCAGCTCGCCGAGGTCGATGGTGCCGATGATCGGCACGGCGTGCAGGTCGTCGACGGGCTGGCCCCCGTTGAGGGTCGCGGTCTTCGTCAGCTCGACGACGATCGCGTCGCGGAGAGTTGGGTCGATGAAGCGGTTCATGGTTGTGTCCTCTCAGTGCGCCGGGTTGAGGTACCGGCTGATGGTCGAAGTGGGGATGCCCGTCTCGCGGTGAATCTGCGCCGGGGAGAGGCCGTCGGTGCGGAGCGCGTGCACGAGCTGGCGGCGCTCTTCGCGGGTCATCGGCTTCTTGCCGTCGGCCTCGATCGTCGCATCCACTACCGACGCGACGGCATCCGCGACGGTGGCGTCGTCGGGCAGCGATGCCAGCACGTTGGCCTCAGCGCCGACCTCCGCCGTGTCGGCGTCCTGCCGATAGACCGTGACGGCCGCGAGGTGGGTGGTGAGGAGCAGCGCGATAGCGGGCATGGAGTTCGCGACGACCGCGATCCACTCGTTGACCGTGATCGTGCCGGAGGCGGCGGTGAGCACGTGCAGCGCGTTCCCGCCGACCGTCGCCAGCCCGAACACGCCGAGCGCGACCCACGGGTAGACGGCGGCGGCGCGGGGCAGGCCGAGGGGGAGGATCGCGAGCAGCATCGCGACGACCGTGACGACGTCGATGACGACCGGGAACATGACCGCCCGCTCCGGCGGCATCCCGCACGCGACCGCGAGGTCGTAGAGGTTGCCCCACGACATGTAGAGGCCGACGGCGGTGAGCACGACGAGCGCCCAGCCGAGGACGGTGCGGAGCCGGGCGATCATCGGGTCACCATGCCCGTGAGGTGCGCCCAGTCGCGCCGGACGACGGCCTCGACCTCGGCGACGGACGCGAACGCGCCGGACTGGACGAGCACGTTGAGTGCGACGCCGGAGTCCTGGCCGCGGACGGCGACGAGCTTGAGGAGCTGCGTGGCGCGCTCCGTGGAGAGCGGCTCTGCGGTGTGCAGGAGCCGCAGCTCGTCGGTCTGCTCGTCGACCTGGCCGACGCCCTCGTAGAGGTACGTCAGCGCCTCCCGGAGGAGTGCGTTGTTGTCGTCGAAGAGCGGGCGGCGCACGGCCGGGGCGGTCGTGCGGAGCGAGCTGTTGAGGTCGATGCGGGCCAGCACTCGACTGGCGAACGTGTCGCGGTTGCTCATGGGGTTGTGTCCTCTCTCGGTGTCCAAGCCGGTGGTCAGTGCTGCGTGCCGATCCGATGTCGGAGGGGGTACGCGTCGTCGACGGCCTTGAGCAGCGCGATGATGTCGGCGGCAGACAGCGCGACGGTGCGGCCGTCGAGGTCAACCCAGGCGAAGTCACGGAGGCCGTCGACGGGGTCGCCGACCTCCTCGTCTGCCGCCATGTGCTCCGACATGAACGCGTTGACGCGGTCGAACGCGTCGTCGATTGCGGGGAGTGGCTCGGCGATCGCGTCAGCGATCGGTGGGTAGTGGCTCATGGTCGTTCCTCTCGACGTGCTGGGTCCAAGCTAGCGGTAGCTAGCTTGCATTGCAAGCTGGCTACCGCTGGAAGTAGCTGACGATGATGCCGATGCTGATGCCAACCTGCGCCGCGACCCCGGAGAGGAAGAGCAGCACGCCCGCCTTGATGGTGCGCGACGCCTTCCGGTACGTCTCCCACAGCGTCGCCGGGGGCCTGTCGTCGAGGTACATCGCGACCACCTTCGCCACTCGGTCGGGGAAGTCCTTCTCGGCGCGCATGTTCGGCGGGTAGGAGCCGACGATGGTGCGGACGATGAGCCGGTCCGTCTCGTCGTAGGCGCTGCGGTGGCGGGTCATGACTTCCTCGCTTCTCGTGCGTTGCGCTGGTCGGCGAGCTTGGAGCGCTTGTCGTGTGCGCCGAGCCGCTGCCTGCGGCCGTCGTGGCAGGGGACGTTCGGCTTCGCGCCGCATGACGGGCACGTGAACCACGCGGACGTCGCCAGGATGTTCGGGGTGCTCATGCCGCGAACTCCATCGGTCGCCAGCCGCGCTCGATGAGCAGGCCGAGGAGGACGTCGATGACGTGGTGCGGGTCCTGGTCCTCGCCGCCGAGCCAGTCGTAGCCGTCGCCGTCGGTGCCCTTGCGCCAGCGCTCCCACATGGCCTCCTTGGCCGCGGTGGTGGCGGCGTGCTGCATCCGCGCCGATTGGGCGCGCGGTTCCTCGACGATCGCGGCGCTGACGTCGAGCACGAGCTGATGGGCGGCGAGGTTCGCGCCGTCGTCCGGGAGGCCGTGGCTCTTGATCCACGCCTCGGTGATCTTGACGGCCCGCTCGTAGTTCGTGACCTCGGCTGCCTCGCGCTTCTTGACCTCGAGGTCCGCGATTTCCTTCTTGAGCGCGCGGCGCTTCTCGATGTCCCTGCGGACCTCGGCGGGCGTCGCGATCTTCTGCGGCTTGCCACGGTCCGGCGCTGCATTCGCTCCGAGCTGCGTGAGGGCGTTCCGCTCGCGGACGACGCGGAGCATGTGCGTGCGGAGCTTGCGGTAGGTGGCCTTCTTCTCGGCCAGCTCGCGACGCTCGGTCTCGAGTGATTCCTCGTAGTCGGCCCACGTGACCATGTCGAACATTTCCGGCTCGGTCAGCACCTTGGCCTGCCAGCCGTCGGCCGGGAAGAGCAGCGAGTCGAGTGCGGAGTCGGTGCCGATCGCGTCGACGATCGCCTCGAGGGCGATGTGCCGTGCGTCCGTGTACTGCCGCGCCGCGACCTCGTTGTCGGCTGCCTCAGCGCCAACGCCCATGACCACTAGCGGCACACGGCCACGTCCGCGGAGCTTGGGCTTGTCGCCGGTGTAGCCGTGCTTGGTGTTCCAGTCGAGGCCGATGACGTAGGCCGGGACGTAGTGGTTGGCTCGCGGATGCTTGATCGCGTAGCGCACGTCGAACTCCAGCTCGGAGTGCTTCATTGGTTGTGTCCTTCCGGGGGCTGTATTGCCGATGAGACGTTAGTCGTTGTCCCCCGTTTCACGCGAGTCGCCTCACGTGATTTGCCGACGTGTCGGCAATGCGAGCGGGGGAAAGACGGCTACTTCTTCGGCGAGCCGACCCGGATCGTGTAGAACGCCCCAGCGCACCCGCAGCCGCAGCGCTGCTTGCCGAGCTGCTTGCCGGTGACCGATTCGATGCTGTCGAGATTGCAGTCGGAGAGCCACGCGTGCCAGGCGTAGAAGTGGTTCTCCGTGACGCACGCCTCGCACTTCGGGTTGTCGACGACGCGGCGTGGCGGGACCGTCCGCATCCCGCTGTCGTCGAGGTCCAGCTCGATCGGCCCGTGTCCGGCGGCAAGCACGTCTCCGGTGAGCGCGTCGACGAGTTCGATCGTCGACGGCGCGTGCCACTTGCCGGTGACAGGGTCGAGCGCCCGGGGGACAGTCCGCTCCCGCTCCTGGCGGAGGTACTCGAACGCCTGGACTGCGCCGGGGACGTCGCTCGGCTCGAGGTGCGCGAGCACGACGTGCTTCACGAGCTGCCCGCCGGGGTGCTCGATGAGGCGGAGTCCGGTGACGTTCCTGATGTCTGCCGACGTGTCGGTACGCCGCGTATCGTTCTGCATGGTTGTGTCCGTTCGTGAGAGGCCCAGTGGTCAATCCAAAGGTGCATCCAACGCCCCCATCCGGCAGCATCCGCTGGCATCGGGGAGGGGCGCGAAAAGCCCGGATTTCCGGGGTTCTGTCCAAGGTTTGACCGAAACTACCAGGAAGGCACCCTTGCCGCAACTCGGGCCTCACATCCGCGTAAGTAGGCGGGTCTAACCGCCTGCTGCATACATTGGTTATGCCTAACCCCCCAGCGCTGCATCCCTGCTGACAGCTCGGGGGTTTTCTGTTGCCCTCTCGGATGCACCCCTGGAGGGGTGTCGGGCGGCGCTCCGCCGACGTCTCGGCAGGTAGAGTTGACGAACCATCGGGGGGCTACCGGTGGTCCTGGGGCGGGGACTCGAAGCGGAGTCTCCGCCCTCTCACTTGGACTGAGGAGAGGCCATGTTCGACGAGCAGCAATGGATCGAGTACGCCGAGGAGCGTGCGATCGTTCGGGGTACGGCGGGGCGAGTGAGGTGGATTGTCACCCCCACGTACATGCCGATGGGGTTGAACGGCTACCTGCTGCTCCCGGAGGGCCACCCGTGGCTCGCTGAGGAGACAGAGGCCGATCACCCGACCGAGGTCAGCTTCCGTGAGGGGAACGTCATCGGCGTCTCCGGCGCGAGCGGTCTCGTGCAGTGGGATGTGGATGACCTGCGTGCCGCCGTGGACCCGTGGCCGGGGGAGTGGGACACGTTCCTCGAGAGCATGAAGCGCGTCGAGGAGGCCGTTGGGCCGCTGACGTTCTCGAAGGCGTTCGGGGGCTACATGTACACGGTTGAGGGGTGGAGCACGACCATCCACCGGTGGGCGGAGGACGCGGACCGGGTGTACCCCGGTTCGGCTGTCGAGGCTGAGGGGCGGAGCTGACATGGCGGTCGAAATCGACGGCGTCAAGTACGTCTGGGATCAGCCGATCTGCGACGACGACTGGAGGCGGATCGAGCCGAACCGGCACCCGTACCGCATGGCCGAGGCGCACCGCCGGACCGAGCAGTGCGCGTGGTGCGGCCAGCCGACTGAGTCGGGCATCTACCGGCGGACGAACCCGCACGAGGTGTCTTTCCCGGCGCGGGAGGACGACGAGTGAGCACCTACGACGGAGGCCGACACATCGTCGGGCCGGGCGGCGCGTGGGTTGCGACGCTGGCCGTCGACGAGACGCCGGAGGAGCAGGTCGACCGGCTGATGCGGATGAGCGCGGAGCTGGCCGCGCTGGTCGTCACGGCCGACGAGGAGCAGCTCAACGACCTCCGCGTCGTGCGCCGCGTGTTCATGAAGCACGGCCTCGCGGTGACCGTGCGCCCGCCGGGGGCGTCGACGACGGCGCGGCTCGGTCGGGAGCGGTGCGGCGAGAAGTCGCCGTCCGGGCACCGGTGCTCGATGAAGGAAGGGCACCCCGGCCGTCACGGCTGGCGCGGCGTCGACTACTGGGGGCAGAGGTGACCGGGCGGCGGTGGGAGCTGTACCAGGCGTTCGTGGGGTCCCTGGAGCGCATGGAGGCCCCTCTGACGCGCGACTGGCTGCTCGAGCACGACGTGTCCGCCGACGAGGTCCACGTGCTCGTGGACGACGTCCTGGCGCGTCTCAAGTTCCCGGAGGAGTGGCTCGCCGCGTTCCGGGTGGGGGTGGAGTGATGCTGCCGTTGTGGCACGAGCTGCTGGAGCCGGAGGCGGCGAGGACGATGGACTCCAGGGGCTACCTGTGGGTCCAGGCGTGCTCGTGCGGCTACCGGTCGTCACCGGGGACGAAAGCGCGGGCGAAGCAGGCCGCGGAGGCCCACTACGAGGGCGTGATGTCGGCGCGGTGGGTGTGGATCGTGGGGTGCACGTACTGCGCGGTGAAGTCGGTGAGCAACTCACGGCCGGGGGCGTTCCTGATGTGGCTGGGGCACTGGGCCGACGCCTATCAGGTGGGGGACCCGCAGCACGGGCCGCTCCCGCCGGAGCCGCCGACCGACGACATGTACGAGGGCGTCCGCTTGTCCAAGCGGCACGTCGAGCTGATGGGAGAGAGACGTTGACGACAGGGGAGCCGCGGGAGCGGCAGCGCACTGAGTGCCCGGTGTGCGGAGCGGCCTACGGGTCGCCGAGCACGGCGTGCACGAGCGAGTACAGGGGCTACGGGAAGTGCGCGACCGGGGGCGGGACGTGGACGACGTTCGGGATCGGCGGAGCGACGGTGGGGCCGACGTTCATCGATGGGGACCTGGAGACGATCAACGACGGCCACCGGCTGCTCAACGACGCCGGGCCGGACGAGCAGTGGACCGAGGTGCACTGGGTGCTGCACGAGGCTGTGGCGGCGCTGGAGCGGATCAGGGCCGCTCTGACCGACCTGACCCTCGACGCGTGGGCGGCGGTGCCGGACACGGAGGCTGAGGGCCGCTATGACGGCCACCTGTTCGGCGAGGCCATGGGACTCTCCGGCGCGGCGGCGTACGCGAACCTGCCGCCGTCGGTGTGGGCGTCGCCGCAGCGGCAGCCGCTCGTGGAGCTGCGCCGGATCAGCAACGCGGAGCGGGCGGTGAAGCCGTGAGCAAGCTCGAGGTGTGGGCCGTCTACGCGAGTCCCGACGACTTCCCGGGGCAGTACGTCGTGCGCCGGTTCCTGACCGGCGAGGACGGCGTCAGGGCTACGAGCGAGGGCTGGCGTGGCCGGACCCTGGCCGAGGTCCGTGAGCCGCTCATCCGGCGCGGCCTGCACCAGATGGACCGGCTGCCCGACGACCACGCGCACATCGTGGAGACGTGGTTCTAGTGGCCCGCGGACGTGTGCGAGTGATGATGCCCGTGAACCGCCGGGTCCTCAAGCCCCTGCTCGTCGCCACCGTGGTCGACAGCGAGGGACGCCTGATCTGGGCCGACAACTCCGGGGTCTCTCCGGCCGTGCTCAATCACCTGATGACCGAGGCGGCGCGCATCGCGCTGGCCGTGACCACGCTCGAGGACAAGGGGCACCGGCTGGCGTGGGACTGGCAGGGCTGCGTGGAGCGCGCGCCGAAGCTCTGACCCCGGAAACGACGAAAGCGCCCCCCCTGCCAGTTCGGGCCTGGCAGGGAGGGCGCTTTCGTCATGGGGGAGGGTTAGTCGCCGTCGTCGAACGGACTGGCTTCTGCTTGGCCGAGCGCCCACTCGAGGGCGTTCGTGACGCCGTCCTCGTAGCTCATGCCGGGGTACTTGCTGCCGAGGGTGTCCTTGAGGTCGTACGCCTGGGCGATGACCTCTGCGGCCTCGTCCTCGGTGATGTTGAAGACGGCCACGATCAGCTCGTGAACGTGGCGGTCTTGAACTCGAAGACGCCGGGGTTGACGTCCATGATGATGTCGGCCGGGTTCGCGACGTTGAACCCCTGCTTCCAGGTGACCGTCTGCCCGGCGGGGATGGTGGTGGTCGGCGCGCCGTTGAGGGCGTTGTCGCTGTCGTAGACGCCGGTCGCCTCGGCTCCGCCGGAGGACGCGGTGACGTTGATGAGCGCCGGGTCGAAGTTCTCGGTGCCGGTGTTCTTGATCGTGATGTCGACGATGACGTTGCTGGGCTGCGTGCCGCCGGAGGCGTACTCGGACGGCGTGAACGCGGCCGGGACGCCGACGGAGAGGTCGATGCCCTTGTAGCTGACGGTCTCGCCGAACTTGGCGTTGGTGTCGGCCGACGGCGTTGGGGTCGGGGTCTCGACCTTCTTGTCCGCGGTGGTGTTCTCGGAGGTCGTGGTCTTGCCCTCGCTGGCAGCCTCAGTGCTGCATCCGGCGAGGAGGACGGCGGTGAGGCCGACGGCGGCGCAAGCCGCGAGGTACTTGGTCGTGATGGTCACGGAGTGGCTCCCTAGTTGGTTGTGATGTGCCTGAGAGAGCATATGGGTCCCGACCCGTCGACGGGTAGTTGGCTTCCGGCCCCAGAACGGGGGGATGCGGGAATGGTGCGGAAACACGTAAAGACGCCCCCCACAACGCTGGGGGGAGCGTTGCGGGGGGCGCTGTGGAAGCCTACAGGACCGCCGATGGGCCGGTGGTCATGGCGTGGGTGAGGTTGCGGAGCTGCTCTCTGGGGATAGTCCCGTCGAGCGGTTCCGACTCCGCCGGGGCGCGGCCCTCGAGGACGTCGATCTTGAGCTGCTGCGCCCGGGTGAGGGTGAGCAGGTTCTCGATCTGGTCCTCGAGCGCGGCGATCCTGTCGCGGAGCTTGGTGACGGTGGCGTTGTTGGCGTTGCGCTCGTCGTCGGAGAGCTGGCGCTCTGCGGAGGCGATGCGCTGGTGCGTCTCCAGACTGTTCGTGAGCACCGCGATGGTCTCGCGGAGTTCCGAGGTCTGGTCCTTGTAGGTGGCGATTGCGGTCTCGGCGGACTTCTTGATGAACTCCGCCGCCTCGCGGTAGCCCTGTTCCTTGGCTGCGTCACGCTCTCGCTCCTCGCGGGCGCGCTTGGCCTGGGCTTCCTCGAGGGCGACCTGCTGCGCGAGCCGGTCGGCTGGCGTGCGCGCCTTCTTCACCCAGATGGCGAACGCTCCGGAGAGGATCGCGGCGATGCTGGAGACGACGATCGCGCTGATGGTCGAGTTCTCAAGGGGGGCCTTTGTCGGTTCGGCTGCGAGGGCGATGAGCAGGATCATCGGAGGGTGTTCCACTTCTCGTCGACGAGTCCTACCTCCTGAGCGCGGCGAGCGAGCTTGAGGGTGCGAATCGCATCCGCGAGGAGCACGACGAACCGGACGACGAACGGCACGAGCATGACCGTCGTGAGGACGGCGAACACCTTGAGGACAGGGACGGAGCCGACTGGCCCGAACCCGAAGACGAGCAACCACGCGGTTGCGCTGTAGGTCCCCCACGCGCCGATCAGTCCGACGAGTGCGGGCAGCTCCACGTCGCTGCGGGCGCTGATGGAGTCGGCCTTGTCGAAGAGCAGGGCGACGGCGGAGGCGACCGAGAACGCGAGGATCGCGAGCGTGACGACGCGGGCGAGGACGGGGCCTGCCGCGCCGGTGAGGGTGATGGGTGGCTCGAGCTGGGCGAACACACCCCAGGTGGTCATGCCGATGTAGGAGCCGAGCATGACGGTGTCGAGAGCGGTGAGGTGGACGACGCGGCGCATGACGCGTTCTCCAATCCCGGAGCGGGCGCGGCGGTGCCTGACCGGAGGGACGGCGCTAGTCCCCCCGGCCGGGCTTGCCACTAGAACCGACCCGTGTTGAGTCGCTGCTGGAGTGCCTTGATCGCGCCGGACGGCTTGTCGAGCACGCCGTCGGCGGTGGTGCCGAGGAACTTCTGGAGGACGTAGTTCGTCCGCGTCTTGCTGCCGTTCTGCACGAGGCCGAGGCCGTCGACGACGAGGGGCTTGCCGTCCCAGTCGCGGAAGCCGACGTCGTTCATGCGCTTCTGCACGGCGCGCACGAGCGTGGACGGCGAGCTGATGCTGCCGTCGACCGGGGTCCCCATGTCGGCCTGCCAGCGTCGGATGGTCGCTGCGCCGAGGAGGCCGTCGACGCTGAGCTTGCCGCCGCTGGAGGCGGGGTCCGGCCGGGTGGTGGTGGTCGCTCCACCCACGACGGGCTTCACGCCGCCCTGGCCCGCCTTGGCGCGGGCCATGGTGACGACACGGTCGATGTCCATGCCGCCGGGGCAGGCGGTGGCGTAGGACGCGTGCCAGCGGTCGTACAGCTCGCGGTGGCCGACGACGTGGTCGCGGTCCAGCGGGACGCCGTACCGGCGGTGGAAGTCGGCGAGGAGTCCGGCGAGGGACTCGTACGTCGCGTCGCTGATCGTCCAGCCGTTGGTGGACAGGTTGGCGCACTCGAACGTGATCGCGCGCCGGTCGAACTGCGCGCCCTTGCCGCCGTCGTTCGGGGACCCGGAGGTCCACGCGCGGAGTTCCTCGGGGACGACGCCGTAGATGTGGCCGTCGTTGCCGAGCACGTAGTTGGCGGAGACGGTGCGGCTGCCGGTCTGCATCATGCTGAGCACGGAGCCGACGTTGGTGGTGGCCGAGTGATGCAGGATCACCATGTCGATCGGTGTGCCGTTGCGCGAGGACGACTGGTTGCTGAGTCGCTGCGTCTGGGTGAGTCCGGAGAATGTCACGGGCTGCTCCTTCCGGGGGCATGGGAAACGCCCCCGAACTCGGGTGAGTTCGGGGGCGTCTCGGGGGTGGCTAGTTGGCGGCGCTGATCCGGATGGGCTTCACCGAGAGGTCGACGTTGTAGCAGGGCGCGTCGTCGGGGTCTTCGCCGTCGACGACGAGCAGGACGACGGCGTGCTTGGTGAAGTTCGACGTCGCCGCCCACCGGGCGCTGGTGACGAGCTGGTACACCTCGGTGTCGCTGAACTTGATGCCCTGGTGGTTGGTGTCGGGCACCTCTTCGCCCTCGGGGATCGGGTCGGTGGAGAACATGTACACCGCGATGTCCCACTCGATCGGAGGCACGACGATGACCGGAGTCGGGTCGGGCGTCGCGACCGGCGGGGGCGGGGTGCTCGGGGTGTCCCAGATGGGTTCCTCGGTGACCGGGTCGTAGCCGATGATCGTTGCCATGTCAGAGTCCCCAAACCATGATCGTGTTGTCCTGGAAGTAGCCGCCGTTGCTGGACGCCGATTCGATGCTGGCGCGCAGTGAGATGGAGTGGTTGCCCGGCGGGAGCGCGACGCGGGCCTGGGTTCGCCACGGGTAGGAGACGTTGCCGGAGGACCCGTGCGTGTGGAAGCGGTGGTCGTTGTCGAGCACGCGTCCGTCGGCGACCATCTGCATCCGGCCAGCGATGTTGACGCTGGAGGCGTTGCTGCTCGAGTTGAAGTTCGTGATGCCGATGAGGTCGAACTGGCTCGGTACCTGCGTGGTGAACGTCAGCGTGCGGAGGTACGCCGAGCCTGCGGGGGAGAGGGTGACGGTCGCGCCGCCGTCGCTGTTCCACATGGTCGTGGAGTAGCTGTCGAGCGCGGTCGCCGGGTACCACCCGGACGTCATCGCGCCGCCGGGGTTCGTGGTGGCGTCGTAGCGGCCGTAGAACCGCTCGAGGCGGTCCGTGTCCGTGTTGTACCAGTGCGCGCCCTGGACGTAGTTCTGACCGGCGTAGGAGAGGTTGTTCGTGGCGAGGTTGTAGTAGACGTCGCGGGCACCGGCGGGGCCGCTGGGGATGCCGTTGCCGGGACCCCAGATGCCCTGGTTGGTGTAGGACGGGCGCACGGTGCGGATGTCGACGAGGACGACGTTGGTGCTGTTGATGTTCGCCCACGCCCACGCGATCGGCATGTGGGCCTGCGCGCCGCTGACGGTGGCGAACGACGCGGGGAACGACGTGGGGATGTTGCTCGGCGTCGACGTGCTCGTGACCGCGCCAGCGAGGACGACGGGCGTGACGGTGTTCGTGCTCCAGTCGATCGACATGGCGCAGAGGAACCACTGTCCGGCCGACGGGGCGTCGAGGGTGATGGTGGTGGTGGCGTCCGACGTCGCGAGGATGCCGCGGCTGAACGCGGTGCCAGCGTTGAACGTCACGGCGCGGGAACCGGCGGGCGAGGAGACCCGCCAGTCGGAGACGCCGCCGACGAAGCTGGAGCCGGTGCCGGTGTGCCACATCGTCGCCCAACGCGCCTCGTCGAGCGAGCCGTCGAACCCGTATGGGGTGATGGTCATTGCTGGTCCTTACCTTGAAGTGAGCGTGCGTCGGAGGGCCTTGGCGACGCCGGTGACGAAGCGGGCGAGCTGCGCGTCGGGGTCGTCGGTGCGCTCTCCGACCTCGGGCTGCACGAGGACGCCGTTCTCGCGGGTGTAGGTCAGGTAGACCCGGGCGATGCGGTCGGTGAAGTCCTGCCCGCGGATGGTGATGGTGACCCAGTCGCCGACCTGGACGCCGCCAGCGCCGAACCGGAACGTCTCGGTCTCGGAGAGCTTGAGCGCGAGGTTCGACTTCTGCCGGTGGTCCTCGAGGGCCTTGGTCTCGGCGGCGCGGAGCCGCGTGAGGTAGTCCTTCCAGTCCGCGGCGGGGGCGACGAACGGGTAGTACTTGACGACCTTGTTGGCGTCCGGGGTGTTGGCGGGCCATTCGAGGTCGCCGTTGCCGGAGCCGTAGTCGCGGAACATCTCCCGGATGACGCCCCACTTGCGCTCGAGGGCGGTCTGGAACCCCGGACCCTCCTGGCCGATGAAGATGCGGGCGGAGGTCTCGCCGCCGCCGCCGGTGATCGCACGCGTTGCTGCCGGTCGGGTGGTCGTGTAGGAACCCTCGAGGATGATCCCGGACTCCGGGGTGAGTGGCTGCACCCACGTGCCGGACTCGACGACGTCGATGTTGTAGGTGCTGCCGAGTTCGTTCTGCCACACGACGACGCTGAGGTCGGATGCTGCCGTGAGGGGCGTGAGCACCTCGCTGAGCGGGTCCATGCGGACGGCGGCGAGCACGTCGGTGACGTCCGGCCCCCGGCGGAGGTCCGGCATGATCTTGACGTTCATGCCGAGCCGGTCGACCATCTGCACCTTGATCGCGTGCTTGATCGCGGTCTCCGCGGTCGCGCCGACTCCGGCGGGCCACCGGTAGTACGGGTACTGGTTGGTGACCGTGCCGGGCACGAGCGGCTTGGATGTGTCGCGCACCCACGCCTGGCCGAGGTCGCTGATGCTCGTCGGCCGGAGCGGGTTCGCCGGTGCCGGGAACCACAGGATGTCCTCGAGCATCTTCTTGTCGCCGATGACCTGGAACGTGGCCTCGCCGTACTCGGTGACGTCGGCCTGCCAGGACTCGACGAACCCGGAGAGGAGCACCTTGCCCGGGTCAGCCGTGTAGACGACCGTCACGCGCGCGCCGGGCGCTTGCAGCGCCGCGATGTGCGGGTTGTCGGCGGCGACGGAGAAGTTGCCGTACGGGTTGTCGTCCCAGGCGGGCACCCAGTTCTCGTAGATGGTGTCGACGAGGAACCCGACAGGGTTGAAGTCGACGTCGTAGATCATGACGCGGAACGGGGATTCCATGACCATGCGGGATCACCATGCCTTGAAGTAGCGCGGGTCACCGGTCACCGTGAGAGTGCCAGCGCCGTTGAGCTTGAGGTTGAGCTTGAGGTCGATGCCGGGGCGGATCGGCCGGAAGCCGAACGACGTGAAGCTCCGGAGGACGTTCGTGTAGGAGCCGTCGGCGTTGTACAGGTACGCCGTCTGCATCGTCGGCGAGGTGTCGATGACGAGCTTCTGGCCGCGCGCGATGACGAGGTCGGCTGAGACCGTCCCGCCGTCGAACGTGATGGAGAACCCGGTGAGGGGTCCGGCCAGCGTGTAGACCGGCCACGCGTTCACGTCGCCCGGGTTGGTGAGCACCGATGCCGAGGTGGTGAACGAGGAGCCGAGCACGATGGGCGTGCCCTTGCTGGGCGGCGTCGTGCCGACCGGGGCACCGCCGAGGAAGTTGACGGCGTCGCCGTCGGCGGCGAACGTGCGCCCCCAGCTCGCGTTGCCGTACCAGTACGGGTCGTCGGCGACCATGGCGATGGGCCACACGGCTACACGCTGGATCGTGGGGTCCTGCTTGTAGCTGTAGCCGCCGTCGTCGATGAAGCGGAGCGAGAGCCGCCGCCTGCCGCCGTCCGAGGTGGAGACGGTGAGCGTCCCGACCTTGCCGGGCTGCATCGTCTTCCACCACGCACGGTCCATGGCGAGCCACGCGGCCTCGGTGCGCTGGGCCATGAGGATGACGGGGAAGAGCACGTTGCGTGCCTGCGCCCGCCACCCCTGGAACCGCTGCCCGTCACGGGCCGCGGCATCGCGGGTGAAGCTGTCGAACTTGAGACTGAGGAGTCCCTCGATTCCGTCCGCGGTGAGGCGGACGGGACCGGTTCGGAGGTCCCACACGGAACCATCCCAACCGGTCCACGTCATACCGATCATCGGACCTGCACCATTCCCAATCCGGCCGCGAGCGCGGCCTGCTTCTTCTTGAGGGCGATCTGCGCCGCGATCGACTCGGGGTTGTACCCGACGCCGCCCTGGATGGTGATGTAGTCGGGCACGCCCGCGCGGACGCGGTCGCGGTACGCGGCGTCGAGGGTGTCGCCGGTCTGCTCGAGGCCGACCGTTGCCGTGCCGCTCGCTGCCTCGGTCATCTGCTGCGCTGCGGAGCGCACGGCACCGATGCGGGACTTCATGCCGTCGGCGAGGCCCTGCACGAGCGCCTTGCCGGAGTACGGCGTCCACCCCTTGCCGGAGAACGGACCGACCTTGGCGGGGGAGAACGGGAAGAAGTCGCGCACTGCGCTGACGACGTTGCTCGCCGCGCTCTTGGCCGCGCCGATCATGCCCTTGATCCCGTTGATGAAGCCCTGGATCACGGACCGGCCGGAGTCGGCGAGCCACGACAGCGCGCCGCTGAACGCACCGGTGATGACGCCCTTGACGGTGCTGATGACGTTGCCGATCTGTCCGACGCTGTCGCGGACGCCGTTGACAGCGCCCGACACAGCACCCTTGATCGCGTCAGAGGCCGTGCGGACGACGCTCTTGAGCGTGTCCCACCCGGACGACCAGATGCCCTTGATCGTGTTGATGACGTTGCTGATCGTGGTCTGGACCGCGCCGATGCCGTTGCTGACGGCACCCTTGATCGCACCGAGGATCGTCGACAGGACCGAGGAGACTGTGTTCCACCCGGACTGCCAGATGCTCTTGATCGTGTTGAGGACGCTGTTGATCGTGTTCTTGGCGTTGTTGATGCCGGTGGTGACGTAGTCCTTGATCGCGTCCAGCACGGTGGAGACGACCGAGGAGATTACGTTCCACCCCGCCTTCCACACCGACTTGATCGTGTTGATGACCGAGCTGATGACGGAGAGCACTGCGCCGATGACGGCGGTCACGGCCGCGAGAATGGCGTTGTTCACCGTCGTGATGACAGTGGACATTGCGTTCCACACGGTTGTCGCGACGGTGACGATCGCATTCCAGGTCCCCATGAGGAACGCCTGAATGGCGAGCCAGACGACGGACGCGGCGAGCTTGATGCCGTTCCAGAACGCCGTGAAGAACACGCCGAGCGCCGTGAACGTGACGATCGCGACGGCCTTGATGTTCGTCCACGCGTCGGCGAGGAACTGCATGAACCCGGCCCAAATCGCCTGACCGAGCTTCGTCTGGGTGAAGAACCAGATGAGTCCGGCGACGAGCGCGACGATCGCGGCGATGATGAGGCCGATCGGGTTCGCGAGCAGCGCGAGGTTGAACAGGCGCTGCGCGATCGTGACGGCCTTCTGGATGACGAGTCCGGCCTTCTGCGCCGCGGTCATCGCGTAGGTCGCGCCGACCGCGCCGTAGGTCGCTGCGGCGTACCCGGCCTGGATGCCCTTCATGATCGCCATGACGGTCTTGACGGCGGTGATCGCCTTGCTGATCGCGGTGAACGCGACGACACCGCCTGCGATGACGCCGAACAGGACGGTGAACGCGCCCTGGTTGTCGCGGATGAATCCGGCGAGTCCCTGGAACGCCGGGGTGACGACCTTGAGGGCGTTGCGGAGCGCCTCGCCGAACACGACGATCAGCGGCTCGACGGCGTCGAGGACGGCCTGGATCACCGGCAGGACGGTGCCCTTGAACGCGGCGAGGCTGGGGCCGAGCTGCGATGCGAGGGTGCCGAAGATGCGGGCGAGCTGGCCGACGAGGCCGACGATGACGGGGATGACGGGCGCGAGGCCCTGCATCCCGTCGAGGATGCCGGTGAACAGCGCGGTGATGTTCGTGGCGAACGTCGGGTCCTCGAGGCCCTTGCTGATCGCCTTGATGAGGGTGCCGATCGCGGTGCCTGCGAGCTGGAAGATGCCACCGAGGGTCGGCATGAGTCCTGCGAACGCGTCGCCGAACTTGCCGAGCGCCCCGGAGACGGCGTTCATGCCCGCCTGAGCGCCTGCGAACATCTGGGTGAGGGCTGCGGTGATGACGGGGTTCTTGAGGGCGTCAGAGAACGCCTTGAGCGCGCCGGTGAACGTCGCCATGCCGTCGGACCCTGCGGCCTTGGCGGCGTCGGAGAGTCCGGTGAGGATGCCGACGGTCGACTGCGCGATCGAGCCGAGCTGACCGAGGGTCTTGATGCCGGTCTCGATGAGCGAGTTCAGCTCGCCGGACTTGGACGCCTCCTGCACCCACTTGTTGAACGAGTTCGCCGCGTCGACGAGGAACGTCGCCAGGCGGGGGAGGTACGCCTGCCCGACCTGGCCGAGCTTCACGAACGCCGACACGAGGGGCTGGACGGCCCCTGTGGCGATGTCCATGGTCCCGGTGAGGGTCTTGAAGAAGCTGTCCATGATGCCCGGCGTGAGCGTCTTCTGGAGGCTGCTGGCGAGCGTGCCGAACTGACGGCCGAGCGCCTCGCCGACGCCCGTCATCCCCTTGGTGAGCGAGGGGAGGAGGTTGTTGGCGAGGTCGATGATCGGCTGCCGTGCGCCGTCCCAGAACGCGGACGAGACGAGCGGCTGGATCGCCTGGAACCCCCCGGCGAGTTCGCCGAGCTGGTCGGCCGCGTCCTTGAGTGCGAGCTTGAGGCCGATGCCTCCAGCCGCCGCCCCGGCCAGCATTGCGGGCGCGAGGGCGGCGAGGGAGAGGACGGTGCCGAGCTGCGTCGCCATGGTGGCGAGACCACCCAGCGAGCTGGTCAGCGTGGAACCGAGCTGCGCGAATGCGAGGGAGAGCTTCGTGACGGTGGACGTCTTCTCGTCCATCGTCATGAGGTACTCGCGGAACTCCTTGCCCCACTTGTCGATGACGTTGAGGCCGGAGATTCGCCGGGTGAGGTCGGTGACGGAGTTCGCGAACTTCTTGAGCTTGTTCTGGTCGACGTTCACCAGGATTCGCGCCATGCGATTCCTGGCGAGCATGTCGAGCTGCGCCTTGGCCTTGGCGTCGTCGAGGTTCGCCTTGAGGTGGACGTCCTTGCCGTCCCATTCCTCGTACGCCTTCTTCATCTGCTCGCGGAAACGAGCAGTGTCAGCGTTGACGTCGAGGTTGACCTTGTACTTGTCCTCGCACTGCTTGACGAGCTTCTGGATGTCCGCCTTGAATCGCTCGGCGTTAGGCAGCACTCGGATCGAGAGCTTGCCGACCTGCTTACCGAACCCTTGGGCCATCGGGGCCTCCTACGTCTTGGTCATGGCGACGACCCGCCCAAGCGGGAACGCGTCGATGTCTGTGGCCGTGACGGCTGGGGCGGGGGCGGTGTTGACCTGTGGACGCTTGTACGGCTCCGGCTTGCGGGGCTTGCCGCCGTTGGCCTTGGCGGTGATGTACATGAGCGCTGCGACCCGGTCGACGAGGTCAGCGAGGATGCTCTCGGTGGGACCCCAGCCGTTGAACGCGGGGTCCTCCAGCGCGGCGGCGCGGTACCGGGAGCCGGGTGTGTAGATGAGCTGCTCCACGAGGACGAGCGCGCGGCGGGGCGTCAGTGCGCCCCGCCACACGTCGAGCAGGTCGATGCGCGGGTAGAACTCGAGGAAGTCGGCCTCAAGCTCGCCCGCGTACTCGTCGACTAGGTCGCGGAGCTGCCTCATTCCCCCAGGCGGTTGAGGTACCACATCGCGAGGTTCATGACGCGCTCACGGGCGGCGGGGCCGGAGTCGAACTCGACCCACTCGTCGAACTTCTCGGGCCGGACGGCGTCCTCGAGCAGCTCGGAGAGGTCGCCGATCGCGCGGATGACGTCGGGCGTCGGCTCGACGTCGATCTGCTGCTCGCCGTCGGCGGTCATGTCCATGCCGAGCTTGCCGAAGAGGTCGAACATGCCCGCCTGGAGGTGGGTGATCTTCCGGGAGCGGAGCTTCTCGACGGGAGTGAGCAGCTCGACGCCCTCGGGGGCTTCCTCGAGGGCCTCTGCGGCGAGGACGTCGGAGGGCTTGAGGTGGTCCTGCGGCTCGGGGCGCTCGACGGGAGCGGGGACGGCTGCGGGGGCGTTGAAGTCAGTCATGGTTGCGGACCTTTCGTGAGTCGCGGACCGAGGTGGAACCCCGGCACGGCGGGTCCGCGTTCGCCGTGCCGGGGAGTGTGGGGAGACGCGACGAACCCCCCGTCACGGGGACGGGGGGTTCGCTGCGTCAGGGGAGGGTCACTTGTCGAGGGACTTGTGGAACCACTCCATGACGTTGCCCTCGTAGGAGAGGATCGAGCCGCTGAGAGGGATCTCGAACAGCGACTCGTTGTCGAACGTCGGGGCGTCGCCGAGGCTGATGGAGACCTGCGGCAGGTACAGGCCGAGGCGCTTCTCGCCCTGCACCGCGATGACGAAGACGGCCTTCTTGGTCGCCTGGATCGCGGACGGCACGAGGTAGCCGCCGTTGGTGGTGGCCTCCTCGGCCTCGCCGTTGAACGCGAGGTCGAAGTTGGCCTTGGTCACCTCGAGCGCGCCGACGGTGAGGGTCCAGGTGGTCGAGGCGTACATGACCTCGATGCCCGGCTCCCACCACGAGTCGTAGCTGGTCGAGTCGCCGCCGTCCTTGGACAGCTCGACGTTGTTCTCGACCGAGGTGTGACCGAGGCACACCCAGCCGTCGGTGGGCGTCAGCGGGGTGATGGTCTTGTAGTCGGGCGGGGTGGCACCCGGCTCGGCGATGAAGATTGCGCCCTTGCCGGGGACGATGACGTTGCTCGCGTCGGGAGCGGCCATGGGTTCCTCCTGGAATGGAAAAGCCCGCCCCCGGGGTGGGGACGGGCTGGGGGTGGGTGGCGCGTGCTACGCCGAGTGGAGTTGCAGTGCGAACGACCCTGCGAGCTGCTGCACCGTGTGACCGGGGATGTCGGCCGAGCCGACCTTGGAGAACAGCGACAGGTCTGACACCTGTGTCGCGTGACCGAGGCCAGGGATCATGTGGGCGGTTCCCCACGGGTCGTTCCACGAGTGGACGAGGTCGTAGAAAGCCGTCGCAACGGCCTTGCAGTCGTCCAGGTCCGTGTCGAAGACGTTGACCGTGAGGTTCCAGTCCCACGCGATCGGGGCGAGGCTGCCCCGGTCGTTGAGAGCTGCGCCGCCGATCCCCGTGAACGTGACGTAGGGGAACCGGTCGATCGCGTCGACCTCGAGGTCGGGCTTGAGGGTGACCTCCGGGGCGATGCCCTTGCGGAGGAGCTGGAAGAGGAGAGCGTCGCCGTCGAGCACTAGGTGCGCACCCCCGGGAACGACATGTACGCCTTGGTGACGACGAGGGCGGGGCGGGCGCGGCCGTGGTGGCGCTGCTCGCCTTCCTCGTCGTTGAAGCCGTGGCCGTACTCGAGGGCGAGCGGGTTGTTGAACAGCTCCTCGCCGTTCTTGTTGACCTTGCCCGTGGGGACCTGCTCCACGCCGACGTCGTAGTGCTTGATCGCGCCGTTGTTGGCGCGGTTCGTCGTCGTGGTGAGGCCCCGGAGGTACTCGCCGGTCTTGACGCGGGTGTTCGCGGCGTAGCTGGCGCGGATCGCCTGGGCGGTGGCGCGGGCGAGGTCGCTGATGTCGACGGCTCGGGCGGCGGAGGTACCTGCGTTGGGCGCTGCGCCGGTCTGGCTAGCCATGGGCGGTCCCTACCTTCCGGAGCGTGACTTGGATGTGCCGCGTGGCGAACCCGGCGCGGTACTGGACGGCGGGGCCGACCTGCTCCCACGTGCTGCCGTCCCAGGTGATGACGGAGTGCTGGGTGCCGGGCCAGTCGCCGAAGTGGATGAAGAGGCGAGCGGTGACGTCGTTGATGAGGCCGAGCGCGGACTGCTCGTCGGCGGTCAGCGGGTAGGCGTTGCATCGCACCGTGACGGGCTTGATGCTGGGGTCTGCCACCCACTTGGTCTGCCCGGAGCTGCCGAGGGCCTCGACGAGGTTCTGGACGATTACGCGCTCGCGTGGGACGGTGCGGAGGCTCACTAGCGCCCCCAGCCGGAGTCGAGGCCCATGCCGACGGTGCCGTACACCTGGCCGGTGGTGACGCCGTTGAGGACTCGGATGTCCTGCTGGGTGAGCCAGTACGTGCCGGACGCGACGACGGCGCTGGTGGAGTAGCTGTAGCCGCCCTCGCCCTCAGATGCGGTGCCGTCGGGGTTGCGCACGACGCGCTTGACGGCGTCGGCGACGACGCGCTTGTAGTTGCTCTCGGTCAGTGCCCCGGATGCCAGTCGCGTGGTCACCCGGGGGCACGTCTCGAGGATGAGGGCGATGATGTCCTCGACGAGCGTCTCGAGGTAGGTCTCCTCGAATCGGAGCGACAGGTCGAACTCGGTCCGGTCCTGGACGTCCTGGACGGTCACGTCGGTCGGGGTCATGTGGCCCTCCTCGGGTTACTGGCCGTCGTGCTCGGCGATGCGAGCGGCGAGGGCCTGCTTGCTGCCCCCGGCGCTGAGTCCGCGGGCCTTGGCAGCGCCCCGGAGCGACGCGATGTCGTCCGGGTCGTAGGTGGTGGAGGGCGCCGAAATCGGCTCCCCCGTGAGGACGTCAGTGGCGTCCAGCCCGGCCTCCACGTACACGTGGGACCCGATCCGGTCGAAGAGCTCGACGGGGATCGCGTCCCCCGCGCGGAGGGCGACGGCGTGGCCGTCGACCCCCCGCACGTGCACGTTGGCCGTCGCGATGCGAACGGCTCCCGGCATGGGTTACGCGAGCACCTTGGCGACCATGGTCGCGTTGGCGTTCTTGACCGCCGGGATGACGACCGCGGAGGTGAGCACGTCGGTGCCCTGCGGGTCGTTGTCCGTGAACGCGGCCGAGAAGATGCCGGGGCGCTCGGAGTCGCTGATCTGGTACACCGGCTGGATCGACTCCGCGGTGATGCCCCACTCGGTCGTGCCGAGGACGCCGCCGTCGAGGACGACGGAGCCGGAGGCCGGGAGGAAGAGGATCACGTTGTCGCTGATGATCCGCTCGCCGTCGATCGCCTGGTCGTAGACCGTGGGGACCGGGACGTTGTACGCGCCGAGGACGGAGCGCACGTCGTCGTAGGAGACGCGGGTCGGGAGGTCCGAACCGCGCTGCACGACCTCGCGGATGATGCCGGTGTTCTTGGCGAGGGCGGTGAGGATGCCCTGGCCGAGCAGAGCGGCACCCGGGTTGGAGCCGTTGAACGCGCGGTAGACGGCCAGCCAGGACTCGAAGTCCTCGATGACGTCGGCCGACGCGTCGTTGTAGAGCGTCGCGGCGGTCACCTCGAGGGCGTCGTTGCGGCCGTAGTCGACCTCGGCGTGCAGGCCGTTCTCCTCGAGCGTCAGGACGCCCTTCTCGAGGGCCTGGCCCTGGGCGAGCGCGACGCGGGCCGCGATTGCGACGCCGCCGCGACGGGCGTACTCCTCGAGCTTGTCGCCGATGAGGCCGTTCTGGGCGACGAGCTGGAGCTGCTCGGCCTCCTTGACGCGGAACTTCCGGCCGATCGGGGGCAGGGTGCCCGCGCGGCTGGAGCCACCGGAGGTCCGGCCGTACCGGGTCTCGGTGTCGAACGCGCGGTACTCCGCCTTGTCGACGAGACCGAGCTGGTTCACGTCGAACGCGTAGGTGAGCGAGTAGTTGTCGACCGAGGGGAGGTACGCCGAGAGGGCGTACTGCGTCGCGGCGGTGTCCGCGGCGGCGCGGGCGACCGCGGTGAGGTCACCCGCGGTCCGGATGTCAGAGGCGTAGGTGCTCATGTGGTTTCTTCTCCTTGCTAGCTAGCGGACGCGGGTCAGTCGACGAAGACGAACTGGCCGGTCGACGCCGTGAGGTAGGTGATGCCGTTGCGCTGGGCCGCGACCGGCAGGAACTTGCGGCTGATGGTGCCGTGGGCCAGGAGGGCGAACGGGACCTTGCCGGACTTGAGGACGTTCCAGCGGCCGTCGACGACCTTGACGTCGGCGAGCACGAAGCCCGCGAGCACCTCGCGGCCGTCGTTGGCAGCCGGGTCGAACAGGCCGTAGAGGCCGGTCGCGGTGATCTGGCCGACGGCGATGCCGGAGGGGAGGATGCCGGTGTCCTCGTTGCGCTTGTCGACGACCTTGGCCGCAGCCGCGAGGTCGAGGGTGCCGGTCAGACCGGTGTCGAGCGCGTGGGACGAACGGAGCCAGCGGTTGTCGGTGCCGCCCGTGACGTTGGTCACCTCGATAGCGAAGTCACTCATGAGGGGTTCTCCTTTGAGGGGGGTTGAGGGGGGTTAGTTGCCGCGGTACTGGTCGCGGAGTTCCTTGCGGCGGGCGTTGATGGACCCGCCGCTGCGGTCGTTCGGGTTGCTGCGGCCGAGGAGCGCCGCCGCCTGCGCCTGCGCCGAGACGGGCGCGGCGGGAGCGGCGGGACCTGCGGAGCCGAGGGACTTGGAGAACGTGGTGACCTTCTCCTTGTCGAGCGACCCGTCCGCGGCCAGGAACTTGCTGACGTCGACGAACGCGAGGGCGTCGGCGACGTCGGAGTCGGACTTGCCGGTCAGGGCACGGAGGTGCCCGTGGACGGCGTCGCCGAGGAACTTGGCGGCTCCGGACTGCTCGCCCTGTCGGCGAACCTCCTCGAGCCGCTTCTCCTCGTCGGAGAGCGACTGCTGTCGGAGCTGTTCCAGCTCCGTGGCGCGCTCTCGGGCGTCCTTCTCGTGCTTGCGCGAGTGGGACTTCCAGTACGCGACCTGCTGCTCAGGCGTCATGTCCTGCCAGGCGGTGCCTGCCGGGAAGCCGGTGTCGCCTGCCGGAGGGGCAGGCGGGGTCTCGGGGCCGGCGGGGGCGTTGTCAGGGTTCTGCTCGCCTCCGGTCTCGGAGTCGACGGGGTCGTTGAAGAGCAGACGGAGCGGACGCGTGAGCATGGTTTCCTCCATGACGGGGTGGGCGGTGTTGGGTGCGCTAGGCAGCGCGGAGACCGCCGTCGGCGAGGCCGCGGCGGTGGTTGGTGGGGCGGAGCGATAGGCTCGACGCGCTCGGGGTCAGATGCCCCGGGTGTGGGGGCGGGGAGTCGTTACGACCGTGGGGGTTGGAATCGGCCCCGCCCCCCTCTTCTAGGCCGACTCGGTGTCGTCGGTGGCCTGGTCGCCGGTGGTGAAGTACCCGGCGAGGATGCCGACGGCGGAGGCGATGAAGCCCGCGACCGGGGCGGGGACGTCGATGCCGAAGTACGCGCCGATGCCGATGATCGCGGTGGCGCTGAGTGAGGCGCACGCGAACGCGATGAGCTTGCGGGCGAGGTCGTTCCAGGGGCGCTTGACGAGCAGCTTGTGGGTAGCCATGGTCTGTTCTCCTCGAGGGTTGGGGCGGGGGTCAGAGGGCGGCGAGCTTGGCCTTGTACCGGTCGATCAGCGACTGGTGGTACTTGATCGCGACGTCGAAGTCCTTGACGCGGGTGGCGGGGACGCCGTCGCCGATCTGGACCTTGGTCTCGCCGGTGTCGCGGGCGTGCTTGAGGCGGTCGATGGAGCGCTCGGAGGACTTCACGAGTGCGCGCCAGCTCTGCGTCTGGTCGAACTTGGTCGTGGGCTTGTAGCTGGTCCAGGTCTTGTCGCCGCGGGTGGAGAGGACGTTGGTCTTCTTCACGTCCTGGAACTGCTGGCCGTCCCACCGGAGGACCGGACCGAGTTCGCCGTGCTCGGAGACGGTGACGCGGAGCCGCTTGAGTTCGTCGGCGTAGGTGGACCCGGCGGCGGCGTAGATCGCGTCCAGGTCCTTCCGGTTGAGGCTGAACCCGGGGTCCTTGCCCTCGAACATCGGGGCCGTCGTGCACTTGCAGCGGTCGTGGAGGGCCTCGAGGTCGTCGAGTCCGCCGTAGACCTGCCCGTCGCTGTCGGTGGAGCGCCAGTGGCGTCCGTAGACGCGGTCGGCGGCGATGACGCAGAGGCCGCACGTGCCCGTCTTGGACAGCTCGGGGTGGATGACGCGGCGGGTGCCGATGACCTGCTTGTTGGCGCGGTACGTGCGGTTGGTCTCGTCGCGCTCGGTGAGGGCCAGGTCGGTGGCGAGCTGGTCCTCGATGCGGGTGAGCGCCCGGTCCTTCGCGACCTCGGGGGTGAGGCCAGTCGATCGTGCGTACCGGTACTGCTCGGCGGGGCGTCGGTAGACGTCCTGGATGGTGACGCCGGACCTCGGGTAGAGGTCAGCGATGCGCGGGGTGGCCGACTCCTTGAGCGGCGACCCGGCGTTGCGCATCATGGCCTTGGCGTAGCTCTGGGAGAGCTTGCGCTGCTCGAGCTGCGCCTGGTCCATGAGCACCGCTGTGCGCGCCGTGTAGGCGTCGACCATGTCCTCGTCGTACCAGTACCGGAACGGCCTCCAGAGGCCGAGCACGGAGCTGGTGAGGCGAGTGAGGATGCCCGTCCGCCGCTTGTCGTACGCGTTCACGGTGGCCGTGATGCGCTCGAGCTGCTTGTCGGTGACGGGCATCGCTCACTCCTAGGCTGCGACCGGCTCTGGGACGGTCGTGTCGGTGTCGGTCGGGGGCAGCGTGGCCGGGTCGATGACCGCGCCGGGGGCGGGGTCGTCGGTCTCGGGCTGGGTGCCCGCGGAGAACGACTCGTCCTCGCGGAGCTGCGCCGCCTCGGCGATTTCGGCCGGGGTGAAGCCGAAAATCTTCTCGTCGATGAACTTCTGCGGCATCCCGCCCGCCTTGGCCTGCGAGGACGCGGACGCCCACTCGGCCATGGAGGCTCGGTCGACCGAGGCCCAGATGACGTCGATGAGCGCTGGGTCGGCGCGGACGGAGTCGCGAGCGGCCTCGAACGTGATGCCGAGGGCCTGCGCGAGGCCGTCGGAGACGACGTCGATCAGCTCCTCGACCGAGAACACGTGGGTCTCGCGGGCGAGGCTGGCACCCTCGGCGGAGCCGCCAGCGGAGTCGGGCGAGAGCACGTAGAGCGGCGTCGCGGTGACCGCGGCGAGGTTCTTGGTGTCGTCCTTGGTGGAGTTGAGCACGGGGCCGATGTCGGTCGGCGTCGACTCCCACACCTCGGCGGAGCTGGGGAGCAGCCACAGGGCTGCCGGTCCGGCCTTGAAGATGTCGTTGTAGTCGATCGGGTCACCGGCGCGGTCGTGGCCCTCGGGGTACTCCGTGGGGAGGTCGCCCTTGAGCGCGCGCTGCCGGAACGCCTGCATGGCGATGATCGTGCAGCGCTGCTTGATGCCGTCGTTGATGCGGTCGATGGAGTCGAGGTGGCCCTCGTAGACGCCGCGGCCGTCGAGCGTCTGGAGCCGGACGACCGGGACCTTCTGCGTGTAGCCGAGGCTGATCGGCCCGCCGGTCCAGGTCCAGTCCGCGTTGGGCTTCCAGAGGGAGCCGTCGGTCGGGATCGTGGACTTGGGGGTGAGCTTCTGCGCGATGCGGAAGTAGCCCGGCCGGTACAGGATGATCGTGTCGACGCCGTTGAAGCTGTCGTAGCCGACGTGGATCGCGGCCTCGGACTCCCACGGCTTGTTCGGGTCCTGCTTGGTCCAGGTGGTCCAGCCGTCGGAGCCGGTCATGTACGGCTCGTCGACGGTGCCGTCCGATCCCGGAATCTGCGTGCCGAACACGGTGATGAACGACTGCCCGTAGTGGGCCAGGTCGCCGAAGAGCGACCGGGAGAGCACCGGCATGTGCGAGCGCTTCCACGTCGCGTACGCCTCGGAGTCGCCGTAGGCGTCGTCGGCAGCCGCGGTGCGGAAGCCGACCACCTTCATGCGGGCCGTCTTGGAGTTGACGATCAGCTCGCACATGTTGAGCCGGGCCATGGACACGAACTGCTTGTAGGCCGCGCGCATGGACGGGTCAGCGCCGTCGGGGACCGGAGCGTCGCCCTCGCGGTACTTGCGGAGCTTGCCGAGCCGGGGGTAGTTGGCCCCCATTTCCGTGGCGAGCGTGAGCAGATACCAGTCATCGGTTCCGGGGGTTCCTGCCTCGGTGAGCATCGGTACCTTCTCTCCTGAGTCGGGGGTTAGCGGACCCTGATGGGGACGAACATGTTGGGCTTGCGTCGGCCCTTGGCGGCGTAGTCCGCTGCGGCCTCGAACGCGAGAGTCGCTGCCATGGCGGCGTCGATCTTGCGGACGGACCCCTTGCGGTCCTTGCCGATCACGTTCCCGGCGCGGCGGGGCCACGTGCGGGCGTTGAGGAAGTGCCGGTGGAGGATCGCGACGTCCGGGGTGAGCGGGTGGCGCATGTCGGGGAAGACCATGGACTTGTCGACGAGGGCGTCGTGGAGTCGCTCGAGCGCGAGCGCCATGGGGACGTCCCGGTTGGTCCACCACTCGACGCTGTGAGCGCCGGAGGCGTGGACCGCGAGGTCGTCCTTGTACTCCCTGGCCCACATGTCGATGTAGTCCTGCCAGTGCGGTGGGTCGCCGTAGAAGCCGACGACGTCGTACCGCTTGAACGAGTTCGCGACGGCCGCGTCGAACGCCTCACGGTTGACCGTCCACCCCTCGGCCTCGGGTCCGTCGGGCTGCTCCTCGATGTGGATGGGGAACAGGTACCGGTCCTCGACGCGGCAGGCGATGAGCGCCGTGGCGTCGGAGTTCTTGGACCCGTCAAAGCCGAGGGTGATCGTGTCGCCGGGGGAGAGCGGCCGGAACTCCGGCGCGCGAGCTGCCTCGGAGGCGTGCTCGAGCACCTCGGGGTCGACCCAGGCGTTCCTCGCGGCCGTGAGGGCGTTGAGGAAGTAGCGGCGGGAGTCGTTCTCCGCTGCGCGCGGGTCGAGGATGCCGTCGATGATGCCCTCGAGGTCGTTCCAGAGCAGAGCGTCGCCGTACGCCTCTTGGATCGCCGTCTGGAGCTGCTCCTCGTCGCCGAGGTCGGTGATCGTGCCCCAGCGGTGGTCGAAGAAGAGCTTGGCGCGCTTGGCCTTGCCTTCCTCGATGAGGTCGGCGTAGCGGTAGGTCTCCTCGGCGACCGACTCCTGGCCGGGGGCGTACATCGTCGTGGTCTCGATGAACCACGTGCCCTCCCGCTTCCGCTTGAGCAGGTTGCGGGTGACGGTCGAGTACATGAGGTGGAGCTGCGGGGTGTTGTAGAGGTGCGTCTCGTCGAACACAACGAACGTCTCCTTGCCGCCGTCCTTGGACGATGCGCCCGCGGTCGACGGCGTGATTTCGCCGCCGTACGGGAGGATGATCCGGGTCAGGCCCGGGTCGCACCCGTACATGCGGAGCGCGCTCAGCGGCGCGTTCTCGTCGCTGAGGTTGTGGTAGATCGTGTCGTAGACGTTGCCGGTCTGGCCTTCCTCCGTCGCCATGATGCGGACGTACGGAGTGGTGATCGACTTCCCCATCGGCTCGCCGGGGGAGTACGTGTAGACCTGGCCGAGGAACTCGTAGGTCTCGCCGCCGACGGCGTACCCGGCGAACCGGCACGGGCCGAGGGCCTCGTAGAGGGCGACCTTGGACGCGAGACCGGACTTGTCGCACCCCTTGGGGCGGGAGAAGAAGCCGGAGTCGTAGAGGCGCTTGCCGTCCTCGTCGAGCGCGTAGCAGTCGATGACGAAGTCGGCGTACTCGTCGACGAGCACGGTCGGCTCGCCGACGATCGCGCCGGGGCCGTGGACGGTGAACGTCTCGATCCACCAGACCGCGATCCACAGGGCGTTGCGCCGGGAGTGGGAGGGGTGCTGGATGATGCGCCGGGGCACGAGCTACTCCTTGTGCTCGAGGTACTCGGCTCGGAGCCGCATGACGGTGTCGATGAGCCAGAGGACGAAGACGAGCGCGAGGCCGGTGAGGAAGAGCGCGGCGGCGACGACCATGACGCCGATGACGACGATGGTGAGGAACGTGTCGCCGAGGCTCACTCCGCCCACCTCGCTCGGTGCGAGTCGATGCGAGTCACGTTGTTGCCGCTGTCGCCGACGGGGTAGTCCTCCGGGACCTCGACCTCGAGCTTGAGGCGGAGGCGGTCCTCGGGGGTCGCGCCGAACTTGGCGGCGCGGAGCCGGACCTCGGCGCTGAACTCCCATCGGCCCTTGGACCACATCGTGTGGTGCATGAGCGCGGTGTCGAGGAGGAACATCCAGTCGACCATCGTGTTCATGCGGACGGCCTGCGGGGAGAGTCGCCACTCCTCCCACCACATCTTGGTGATGGGGTGCCACTCCTCGCCGTCCTGGAGCGCGTCCTCGGGGAGGTCGAACCCGCGGAGCACGCCGTCGGCCTTGATGGTGTCGCGGTTGGCCGTGTCTCGTGCGCGAGACCGGCTTGCCTTGGGGGCGGGACCTGCTCCGGCCATGGTTGACCTCCTTGACGGTGCGGCTCCGGCCGTGACGGCGAGGGAGCGGGCGGGGTTTGCTTGATCGGCATGGCACCGATCAGGGTGCTCGACCGGGAAAGCCCTGGTCAGAGCGGGATCACTTGCTTGCTCGGTTGTTGCTCGAGGGGCACGCCGCAGGCGGCGCTCACTTCCCCCAGACCCGCGCGCACCGCGAAAGGCAGAACGGGGCGGTCCACCCGCGGGGGGTGGGGGGAGGGGTCTACCCCCCCTTTGGGGGACACGGCGGGGGTGCACCGTCCGGACGGTACAGTCACCGGTGAGACAGCGCGTGCGTGTGTCGCATCCGAGACAGCCGGGGGGGGTGTCGGGAGTGAGACAGGCAGGGGTGGTCGCGCCTAGGGGGCAGGTGGGGTCGCGTGTGGGCGCGTGGTGTGCGCGCGTGTCATGCGCGTGTGCGTGATAGCCGCTGGGTTGGCGACACGCCCGGGTGGTAGTGGGCTTGCACGTGGAAGCTGGCTACCCGTATGGTGCGTGAGACACAACCGACCGAGAGGAACCCTCATGACCTACCGCATCGCACGCACTGTCCCCGTGGCCCTGGCATCCCTGGCCCTGGCCCTGGGCGGGTACAGCGCGTACACCGCACACACCGACGCGAGGGCCGATATCACCGTGCTTCCGTGCTCCGCCTACGAGGACGGCGCACACCCGGTCATCCCGACGCACACGTTCACGGGGGGATGCGCCCTGGAGGACGGCACCCTCTCCACGCCCGGCGCTCTCCCGTCCATCCCCCGATGCACACACGACGACTGGAACGACGGCACTCAGGCCCGGTGCTGGACCGAGACCGTCGAGGGGGCCGTCCTCGTGATCGACGCGACGGACACCGTGGTGTCACAGCACGCCGAGTAGCACCCCGCCCCTGTCCGCGTAGGCGGCACCGGTTCGTGACCGGGCAGGGGCACGCACAACCAACTGACCACTACCGAGGGGGGACCCGATGGGTACACCGATCACTGCCGCCGACCGCGCCGAACATGCACTGTGGGTCGCGAGCGAGCTGCACAAGCTGCACGAGCACTACGGCTTGGCCGACGTGTGGGACCCGGCCACGGCCTACCGCACCGGCCGGGTGTTCGACTCTGAGGCCGACCTGTACCGGGGGCCGCTGGCAACCGTCCTCCCGTACGTGACGAGCGAGGTTCGCGAGCTGATCGAACAGGGCCGTATCCAGCGGTGGACGGTCACCCAGTGGGCGGCGGCGGCACGCGAGCGCCGGGCCGCGGAACAGGCGGAAGCGGAGAGCGCGGAGAACCTCCTGTCGGACCTGTCCTACGTCGTCGAGCAGTACGACCGGCGCGGAGAGCTGATCGACCGGGCGCGCCGATCGGGCGCGTCATGGGCGGACATCTGCACGGCGGTGCGACTGTCCCGCCCCCAGGCGAACCGCCTCCACGTTGCGTTTGTTCGCGCCGGAAATCGGCCGTTCTAATGCAGAACAGGAAAGCGCAGAAAGACATTTACCGGAATGGGCGGAAGCGCCCTACGGGAATGCCGGACCGGTACACGGTCACCGACAAGCAGTCGGGAGAGACATACCTAGTCGAGCAGCCGTCATTGTTCGATTTCGACGACACGGAGAGGAACGCGGACCATGGGTGACACGGTGCGATTCGAGGACGGTACCGAGCTGGACGAGGAAACGGGGGAAGTGCTGGACCTGGGCGGGTCCATCGCGTCGGATGTCGCGGACGCGTGGAACCCGTCCCGTGTGGGGGACTGGCGGGCGCGCGATGGGGAGTCCGTCGGGTGGTCGGATGCCCCGGCCGTGCACGAGTGGCCGACGGGACGCCGGGTCGCGACGCCGGACGCGGTGGAGCTGGCCCGCTGGCAGGACACGCCCCGTCCGGGCGTCCTGGCGGACCTCCTGGCGGAGTGGCCGGAACCGGCCGAGCTGGCCCCCGTGACGGCCCCGCGTCGGCCGCTGGCAGAGCGGGTGGCCCGGTGGGTTGTCCCCGCGTCCCTGGCCCTTGTGGCGGTCCTGTTCGTCGTCGGTACGGTGACCGGATGACGGCGCGACACGCCCGGGGTGCAAGCCAGCTTGCATGTGTCGCTGGCGATACGCGTATAGTGATAGCCAGCTACCACCCCGGTAGCGGAGCACGACGAGAGGAACACACCATGTCGCAGCACATCGAGGACACCACGGTCACCGTCACGGCGGCGGAGGTCGGCCCCCGCGATTTCGTCATCGCCATGAACGGCGACGGCGTGCACCTCCTGGAGGTGGCCCGCGTGGACCGGGGCGCGGACCGCGTCCGCATCTACTTCCGGGACGCGAACCGTCACCCGCTGGACGCCGACGCGGACGCGCCGGTGCACATCACCAACCGGGGCATGGGGTTCACGTGCGTCACGTGCGGGGACGCGTTCCCGAACTACCCGGAGGCGCGGGTGCACTCGGACGAGCGGCGGCACGCGGTGGTCCACGCGCAGACTCGCTACGTCCTCCAGCTTGACCGGGAGGCGCACTACACGCTTCCCCCGGAGTTCACCCTCTAGCAGCACTTGCCCCGGACGGTCCGGGGGCGCGGTTCGATTCCGCGCCGGGGCACTCGCACCACACATGATCTACCGAGAGGGCACACCATGGCTAAGGAATGGACCTACTACGTCGGCCGCACCGCCGAGGGGTACGCCGTGTACGCGGAGCTGCACGCCGACGTGAGCGACAAGGGGCGCACGGTCACGTTCACCGACCACACGACGACGGACGGGCTTGTCGAGCGCGTGTCCGTCATGTGGGTCGTTGCGGACGTCAAGGGCACGGCCGCGGACTACGCGACCGGCGGGACCCGGTCCATGTCGTCGGGCGCGTTCGACCGGATGACGCTCACGAGCGGGCAGGTGCCGCCGGAGTCGCGCGTCATCGTCACCCCCGCTATCGACGCCGACACGCTCGCGTTCATTGAGCGGGCGTGGGCGGAGCAGCACCTCAACGACATGCACGCGGAGTGCGACCACATGCGGCCCGGCGTGGACTACGTCGAGCCGGACCCGGCGGAGCTGCCCCTCAAGTACGGCGCGCCGGACATGCAGGGCTGGAAGCTGGACAACGTCGTGTGCGCGGCCGGTACCGGCTACCGCTGGGGGCACGCGTGGCTCGCGAAGCGGGTCCCGGCGGACGTGTGGACGCGGTTCGCCGCCCTCGCGATGGGACGGGGCCGGTGACCGCCCTGACGTGGACGCGAGGGACCGACGAGAACGGCCGACGGACCTACACGAGCGACGAGGGCCACCGGATCACGACGGACGGCATCCCGTCCTGGCCCTACACCCTGTACTACCGCGATGGAAGCACTTTCATCGCCCACCGGCTCTACGTCGCGAAAGCGGAAGCGGAGAGCGACACTGACAAGGACGAGGACATGACCGAGAACACGAGCACGACGAGCACGAGCGAGACCGAGGACAAGCGCCGCGCGGCACTTGTCGGGCCGTGGCCGATGGACGGGGCGCACGCTCTCGCGAGCACCGCGGACTACGGGGCCAGCGCGCGCGGCACCGCGGCTGTCTTCCGACACGGGGCGGCGGGGGCCACCGGGGCCGCGCACGATTCGCCCGCCGTCCGGGTGACGATGACCGCCACCGGCCGCAAGCTGGCGGCGACGACGGTGGACCTGGAGACGGCCGCGCCGGTCCGACTGTGGGTCCGGGTCAACGGTCACCCCGTCGTGGACGTGGACCCGGACGAGGACGGCCCCGGCATGATGCAGTGGGCGCGGTTCGGGAAGTACGTGGCCGCGTCCATGGGCGGCGAACCGGACTGGGACGGGGCCGACATGTTGGGGGATTTCGACACGGCCGCACGCACCATGCTGCACCTGGACGTGAGCGCCGACGGCGTGGCCGACAAGCGCGCGGAGCTGGAGCGCTGGCGGGCACTCGGTGCGACGGTCGGTGTGCAGTACGGCGAATCGCTGGACGAGCTGTTTCCGTCCGACGACGACGAGGACGAGGACTACGACGAGGACGAGGACGACGAGTAATGGCGCACACACTGCGATTCACGGTCACCGTCGAGCTGGAACGCGAGTCCGGCAAGTTCGCCCCCCGCGACGAAATGGCGGACTTCATCATCGGGGAACTAGAGGGCGTGGACCCGGGGACGATCGACGGTATCGGCGCGGACGGCGAGTCCAGCTACACGGTCAATTCCTGGGGCGTCGAGTACGTCGAATAGGCACGGCCCCGATTGGATGCACCGCGGTTCGATTCCGCGGCGGGGCGCTAGTCCGACACATTGTCGGGCAATCACGAGAGGGGTACAGAAATGACTTGGACGAGCATTGACGAGGCGGGCGCATGACCCGCGACGCGGAGGACCGCCGCCTCATGGCGCTTGTTGACGGGGCCGTGAGCGCCGATCAGCGGGCCGCTATGGCCGTCCTGGCGGCACTGCCCGCCGTGGCCGACGAGCGCGCCGCTGACGGCCGCTGGACGGCGGAGGATGCCGGGCGCATGATTGCCGATCGTCGCCAGCTCCGCGCCGTTGCGGACGCCGACGGCGTGGAACTGTCGTGGCTGACTGGCGGGAGTTACGGCGGGGACGCGTCCGTCGTGGCGCGCGTGGCGCGCGACTGGGGCGTCGAGCTGTGAGCGGCGCGACGGCGTGGACCGTGACCGTGCGCACGACGGGGGAAGCTCCGACGCGGGCGGACCTGGAGTCGGCCCTGTCGTTCGCCTACGGGTGGACCGTGACCGCGACGCCGACCGAGCTGGAGGCCGCGGAGAGTGAGACGGCGGGCGACGAGTACCGACCGTGCGACGAGTGTGGCGACGACGTGCGGACCCTGTCGAGCCGTGACCGGTGTGACGCGTGCGAGCTGGAGGACGAGGAATGATGCACCGCGACGCTGTACGGCTCTGTGAGGGCCTAGGAACCGTCGGGGGTCCGACTGTACCGGGGACGCCGGTATCGCCCCGTAGCGGGGCGGCTAGGGCCGTTTCCGGGCCGGTTGAGCCGACCGAGGCCGACGCTGGCCGACGCTGGCGGCCGGTGGCCGCTCCGGAGCTGTACCGTCTGGACGGTACAGTGACCGGGGTTGGGATAGGAGGACGCGCGCACGTGACGCGCGCGCGCGCACACGACGCGGGCGCACGCACGCACGCGCAAGTGCACGCGCACGCGCACACGCACACGCACGCACACGCGGGCACGCGCGGGTGCGCGGGCGCGCGGGCGGGCGGGCGAGCGGGTGCGCGTACCCGTACACGCGCCGACGCGATCACCCGCGGGCGGGTGCCAGGTGCGGGCGGGTGCCAGGTGAGCGGGTGCCAGGTGCGTGAGCGGGTGCCAGGTGAAGCGGGTGCCAGGTCAGAGGACGCCGGGGTGCTTGCGAGCGGGTGCCAGGTGACGGGCGGCGTTGGCCTGCCCGCCCTCGCTGGAGGACTTCTGCCGGTGATGCCAGCCACACAGGGACGTGAGGTTGCTGTCGGAGTGGTCGTCGCCGGGGTGCACGTGGTCGACGTCCGTCGCTGGAGCGTTGCAGCGACGGCCGGTGTCCTCGCGCACCTGGGTGCAGGTCCCGCCGTCGCGGGTGAGGATGCGGCGGCGGCGCACGGGCCAGTCGCGGGGGAGCCGGGACCGGCGGTCGCTGTTCTGCCAACCGGGCATCGGGTCTCCTCGTGAGCGGGTGCCAGGTCGATGAGCGGGTGCCAGGTAACGTGCCCGGCATGGATGTGACGCTCAAGCCGATCGAGGGCGGGTACCGCGTGCGGGCGACCGACGAGTACCTCGTCGACGTCATGCTGATGATGTTCAACTGGCGGGTGGTGGTGACCCTGCCGGAGGAGGAGGGCACGTTCCATCTGCACGGGTTCTGCTACTTCGGTCGGACCGAGGAGAGCTTCCAGCGGGCCGTGGCTGCGGCGCTGGCATGGGAGGACCCGTTGAACGGGACCCCACCGGGGTTCGACAAGCAGGCGTACTAGCTGGGGTGGAGCTGCCGCGCCAGACTTGAACTGGACACCGCCGGGTTGGGTACCGGCTGCCTACGGCCTACATCGCGCGCCACCGGCCTGGGTACCGGGACGACAGCTCCGCGGCGGTTGGGTCGCCACCCTGTGTCCCCGCTTCTCATTGTCCCGGGATGGGGCGGGGCTTGCACGCCGCCGAGGACTCGAACCTCGTCCGCCGGTTTTGGAGACCGGTGCTCTGCCTGGTGAGCTAGCTGCGTTCACGTCGACGCCGCGCCCCCGCCACGGAGCGGGGACGGGGGCACGGCGTCGGGAGTGCGCCACGTCTGGCGCGAGTGCCCCCGGCGGTGGCTGAGTTCGCCGGGGGGCTTGCCCTGACAGCCGCCGCGGAGAGAGGACGCTGGCGGGTGTCAGGGGATCGGGAGGCGGTCAGTCGTCGCTGAACGCCTCGGTGAACATGGTGTGGCTGCCCCACTCGAAGAGGCCGACCGCAGTGTTGCGGGTGGTCCCCTCGCCGGTGGTGTAGCGGTTGCCGTAGACGGCGTAGCCGTCCTCGGTGATCGCTGACTCCTCCAGCGCCATGACCCAACCCGTGACCGTCCCGGCTGGCTCGCCCTCGTCGCGGTTGAGCGCGTCGACGAACGTCTGCACTGCGAGGTTGAGCGCCTCGAGTGCTTCTGCCGGTGCCAGGTCGGTCACGGGTGGGTCCTTCTGCTAGTTGAGGCTCGACATCGTCGCGTAGTCGACGAGGAAGTGGCCGGGCTGGCCGTAGTTGCCGATCTGGAACATGAACCGGTGCGCCGTCTTGGGGACGTTCTGCTTGATCGTCGCGACGATGTTGTTGTCGACGTAGTAGTCGACCTTCCCGGTGCTGCCTCCAGCGGTGGTCCCGGGCGGGAACCACTCGACGGCGTACTCATGCCACGCGCGCCAGTCGACGCCAGTTCCGAAGTTGTCGGAGCTGGCCTCCTGGCCCGCGATCATGTAGTGGTGGTGCCCCATCGGGGCGTCCTCGAAGTTCGACTCGGGGTAGTCGATTTCGCCGTCGGCCCAGACCTCCGAGGAGGGCCAGACCATCGTCGCCGTGCCGTTGCCGATCGCGTCGATAGCCATGGCTCGGAACGCGAACCGACCGCCGATGCGGTTGTAGGCGATGTCCGTCCCACCGAAGACGAACGCCGCGCCCTTGTCGCCGGGCAGGTTGACGTCCAGGTAGCCGTCGTGCACGGAGGTGGTGGCGCGGGGGTAGTACACGCCCTCGTCGTTGTAGAACTGGAGGCTCTTGCTGCCGTAGATCGCCAGCACCGAGGACGCCCCCGTGCCGGTGGTGGCAGGGGTGTTGAAGTTCTCGGTGTAGATGCGCGTGAAGCCCGATCGAGGGTCCGCGGTCGGCGCTGCGACCGACGCACCGGCGGTGATGATCGGGGTGGTGAGCACCTGATTGGTGATCTTGACCGGCTTGGACACCGCGGTGGGACCGTTGCCCTGGACGAAGCCGACCGTTCCGCCGGAGCGGTTGTAGAGCGCGGTCGGATTGTTGATCGCCCACGTCGTCGGCTCGGCTGCGCCCTGCGCCCACACGCGGAGCTGGAGCGACTGTCCCGCCACGACGACCTTGACCCGCATGAGGCGGTTGGGGAACGTGTAGGCGATGTTGCCGCCGATCTGCGTGCCGGTGGATGCGTCCCAGACCGAGAGGATGCCCTCCTGGATGCTGAACTGGACGAAGTACCCGGTCTTGGGGTTCCCCGCGCCGTTACCCGACGTCCAGATGTCGTCGATCGCACCCTGGTACGTCTTGGACCGAGCACGGATCACGTAGATGAGGTACTGCTGACCGAGGTCAGCGAACTCCAGGTCGTACGTGTGCGTGTAGTCCGCGACGGCCGCGGGCGTCCCTGTCGCGGCGTTGCCGTTGAGGTTGTCCGTGGTCGCCAGGAACGCCTTGACGCCGCCCGCCCACTGCGAGGCGGGCGGAGTGAGCGTGAGCACACCGCCGTTCATCGTGACGTTGCCCTCGGTCGCGTACGCGTTGAGGGGCGACGTCGCGCTCTGGGTGTAGATCGCCTTGGTGGTGGCGACCGCGACCTTGCCGAACGCGAGCGACACCTTGCTGCCGATCCACTCGACGCCGTCCCACGAGAGGACGACACGGTCGACGGCACCGGGTGTGGTCGACAGCACCGGAGCGCTGCTGCCCTCCCAAAGGATCGACGCGGGCCAGGTGACCGTGCGGGAGCCAGTGGCGTCCTGCTTGAGCGTGAGCGTCGCGGCCACCGCGGCACCCGCCGTGGGGGCGGTGCCGAACGACACCGTCGCCGCGCCGGAGAGCGTGACGACCTGCGTCGTCGACTGCGTGCCGTCGATGCCGATGGTCGTGCCGGTGAACGCGACTGCCGGGTGCTTGCTGCTGCCGTTGGTCTGGGAGACCCACCCGCTCCACCCGGTCGTGAAGTCGCCGGTGCACTGGCGGTAGTAGGACAGTCGGTTGACGGCTGCCACGTCCGGACGCATCTGGTACGCGTGCTGCTCGACCATGCCCTCGGGGTCGGCCAGCGTGACGATGATCCAACGGCCGTCCGCGGTCGGCGCGTTCGGCATCCCCTCGCCGCTGTACCAACCGGAGGCCGTGAGAGTGTTCACGTCCTGGTAGTCGGTGTTCGCGGCCTGGGTGTCGAGGCGCGGGGGCACGCTGCCGCCGGTGGGGATTGTGACCCCGCCGTTGGCGTCCGGCGTGACCCCGTTGATGGTCCTGACGAACCCGTTGTCGAGGACGTACGGCTGCCAGGCGTTGCTCTGCTTCTGCCGGGTCCAGCGACGCGGCGCGGCGATGGGAGCGCCGTCCGGCTTGGCGTACTCGGTCCAGGTCTGGAGGAGCCAACCGGCGTCGGTGTGCGCCTGGACCTGGACGTAGCAGAAGTTCGACGTCGGGGCGTTGACGATGCCCGAACCCATGAACCAGCCCTGGTCGGTCAGGCTGTTGGCGTCAACCGGAGCCGAGCTGGTGACGCCGATGTCAGCGCCGCGCGCGCCGAGCCGACCGCCCGTGATGAGCGGCGCACGAGCGCCCCCGTCGACTGCGCCCGCGAGGTCGGCGATGCGCTTCCAGGCCGTCCACGAGGAACCGGGACCGCCGTAGGTGAGGCGGGTGTACTCGTTGCCGATGAGGTCGCCGGTGATGCCGAGCATCCGCTGGTGCGTGTACCCAGCGCCAGCGGAAGACACCTGCATGATGAACCGGCCGAAGCCGACACCGTTGACCGAGTTGGAACCGCCGAGGTACCACCCCTGGTCCTGGATGGTGTTGAGGTCGGCGTTGGCGATTTCCTTGGCCTGGACGCCGAGGCGTCCGCCCGCGTTGAGCGGGACGAGGTTGTCACGTGCGGCCTGGTCGATCGCGCCGTAGTTGTTCGACAGGCGGACCCAGGGCGTCCACACGGCGTCGCGGTACGTGCGCTCGTACGTGACGTCAGCGTTCGCGCCGTCGTAGCCGCGTGCCTGCTGCCAGACACGGCCGACGCCGTCGTTGCTGTCGCCCTGCGAGCGGATCACCTGGAAGTGGTACGCGTCGACCGAGGGTGCGCCCTTGACGTTGTAGCCGCCGTACCACCCGGACTGGATCAGGTCGTCAGCGTTGCCGTTGGTGACCGGCTGGACGCGCCCACCGAGGCGGTGGTCGTCGTTCACGTCGGGCGTCGACGCCGAGGGGACGGCGGCGGCGGTGACGAGGTTGAGCGAGAGGGTCGCGGACTGGGTGGTGACCTGCCCGGCGACCTCGTGGTAGACGTACAGCCGGACCTTGTCGCCCGCCGTGAAGTAGATCGCTCGCGCGACCTGGAACGTGTTCCGGAACGCACCGGCGGTCTGCCACGAGAAACCGGGGATGTCGCCGTTCTGCGCGGCGATACCGATGCCGATGTTGCTGCCCGCGGGAACGCTGGCGTCGCTGAATCGGACCGTTCCGGCGACGTCCCACATGCCGCTGACCGGGATCGTGTAGAGGCCGGTCGCGGTGTCGAACGCGTGCACCGTGTCGGTGACGACGGTGTTGAACTGGAGGATCGTGTAGGCCGCGGAGGTGAGCGGCTGCGAGACGCCGGTGAGCGCCTGGAAGCCGACGCCGGAGTAGGTGCCGTGGATGACCTCGTCGGCGATGCTGGACGCGATGTCGGCGGAGCGCTGGGCGCGGTTGGCGGCGTCGATGACGGTGGCCTCGTCGCGGAGCACGGGGTTGCCGGTGGACGTCGGCACCGGCGCGGTGAGCGACAGGTCCGTGGTGCTGTCCGTGGGGACGGCGATGGAGTACGAGGGGTAGTTGACGTTTGCGCCGCCCGCGTAGCGCATGTTCTTGAACGAGACCTCGTACGTGAACGCGGTCGGGTTCGTGAACGAGCTGTCGGTGGCGACGAGCTTGATGCCGCGGACGCCGTTGAGGCTGAGGTAGCCCTGCGCGTCGAGGGTCGCGGTGATCGGCGTCGGGAGGATCGTGACCGGCGGGACGGACGAGTCGACGAGGATCGCGGAGACCGACGGGGTGAACGTGACCGAGCCGGTGACGGGGATGCCGTCCGGGTTGAGGTCAGCGTCCTCGGTGCCGTCGGCGACGGCGGCGAGGAACCGGCCGACGACAGTCCCGTAGCTGACGACGGGGAGCTGCTCGGCCATGGGTTCTCCTAGGTGTCGATGAGGTACGTGGGGCGCGCGGGGAGGTACGCGCCCTGGAGGGCGAGGGCGATGCCGACGGAGGTGGTCCAGCTCTGCTCGTCGGGGCGGAACGAGAGCATCCCGGTGCCGTCCGCGCCGAGCTGCGCGGAGACGTACTCGACGCCGACGAGGTAGTTGACGACGAACGGGTTCTCGGCTGCGGCCTCGTCGTTGACGTGGGCGCGGAGCGCGCGCTCGAGGTCGGCCTTGGTCTCGGCGCTCATCGCTGTTCCGTTCGGTAGCTGGCTTACTGGTAGCTGGGGTACACTCGCGGGATGACTGTGAGCACCACGACAGAGCCGATCCTCAAGCGGATCGAAGACCTGACTGAGCGGATCGAAGACGTGACCACCCTCCGCCGCGAGCGGGCGGAGCTGATGCGTGAAGCGCTGCGGACGGAGACTCGCTCGGACGTCGCGCGCGCGGCGCACATGTCGCGCCATGGGGTGTCCGACGCGGTAGCTCGCCTGGACGCGTAGAACAGCGGCCGGTCGCCACGGGGCACGTGTGCGACCGGTCCGTCCGGACGGACCCGATCGACCTTGGCGGGATGGGCTGCGACTGGCCGCTGAAACAGTGGAGGCCCCGCTACCTTCGCGTTGCCCGGTCTAGGGAACCGTGCAGTGGAACCCGGTCAGGGAGTCCGTGCGGAGGGCGGGGCCATGGCCTCGCGGGAGTTCAGGTCCCGGTCGGCGGACATGGCAATGCCATGCAGGCCCAAGCGTAGCTCGAACCTGCATGGCACTGGACCTAGATGGGACGGTTTGGCCTAGACGGCCGGGTGGTCTTCCTCCCACTCGTCGATGCGCTGGCGGAGCTGGCGGATTCCAGCGTCGCCGGTCCACATGGACTCGCACGATCGGCAGCGGGCGACACCCGCCCGGAGGGCGGCTTCCTCCTGCGACTGGCGGTACTCGATGATGAGCGCCGTGATCTGGTCTCCGGTCGACGGGTCGAACGCGGTGGCCTGGTCGCACAGCGGGCAGTGCGCCGGTCGGGTGGAGAGCCGGACGCGGAGGGAACCGTCGGGCCAGTACAGGTGCTCGCCCGACTTCGGGTTGACGAGCGGCACCTGGACCCGGCGGGTGATCTCCATGCGCTTCGGCGGGTCGAACATGTCGGTGATCTGCCGGAGCCACGAGGACACCTGGCGGGTGACCTCGGCCTCCTGAGCCTCGACGACGAGCTGCCGGGCCGGGTCTGCCTGGATGCGCGCCTCGTTGATGTGCGCCCGGTACCACTCACGGAGGTTGCCCTCCGGCAGGACGCCGGGCACGATCCCGCTGTCCATGCACCACTCGCCGACGCGGTCCTCGATCCGGCTGTACAGGCTCATCGCGACCGGGTCGATGGGGATGCGGGTGCGAGGGTCGCTGCTCCCGGCGTGCGAGCCGGTGCCGCCGCCGATCGAGTCGCGGAGCTTCTCGAGGGGGGCCTCGTGCTCCACGGTGGACACGCACTCGATCGCGGACCCGCCGGGGTCCGGCTGCACGAACGTGACCTTACGGGGCAGCGTCAGTGCGTCGATCGCATCGAGCAGGTAGTTGTCCCCTGTCAATGAGTTCTCCTCTCGGGTAGATGTCGATGTAGGGCTGGGCGGCGTCGGGGATGCCGACGAGCTGGTTGAACCGGCACAGCGGCGCGAGGAGTTCGGTGTGCAGCGTGGCGGTCCAGCCGGTCACCCATCGCTGGGCGAACGTGCCCCACTCCGGCTCGAACGGCGGGAGTACCGGCTCGACCGAGACGGGTCCGAACTCGCTGATCCAGCCGACGGGCGTCCACTTGAGCGGTGGCCGGTCAGGCCCGGCCCCGGTGACGAACCACTCGTAGGTGACCTCCGGGTTCGGGCCTTCGGGTGCCGTGTAGTACCCGAACTCGGTCACGTCGGCGAGGTCCGCCGGAAGCGAGCGGGGCGGCTCGCTTCCGGCGGGTCCGACCCACAGCTCGCTCATGCGAGGAACCGGACGTAGGACGACTTCTGGAGGAAGACGACCACCCACGGCGACGCCGCGTCTAGGTTCTCGAGCGACACCTGGATGCTGTCGGGGAGGGCCGTCGTGTGCTGGATGTCCTCCAGCGTCCCGACGAACATGTGCCCGGTCTCGGACCGCACCTCGGCCCTGCGGCCGAGGTGCGCGCCGGAGAGCTGCTGGGCGTGCACGCACTCGTGCACGTCATCCCCAGCCGTGGCAGTCACAGCCCTTGATCTGCATGGCGTGGCCGTACGGCGTCTTGCAGCACGACGCCTTGCACCGGCCGCTGATCGGCTTCTCGGTCTTCGGCGGCGCGGGCCGGTCCCACGGGTCCCACATGGGCCAGCGGGGATCGGTGATCGTCACTGCTTGGCCTCCTGGAGCTGGTAGGCCGTGGTGCACACGAGCACGGCGAGCACCTCGGCGAGGATCGCGGGGCTGCCCTCCGCGAGGGTGACGCCGAACAGGCTGCGGGCATGGACCTCGGCTTCGGACATGAGCGCGTCCAAGGCGCTCGGGTCCTCGTCGGTCGCCATGTACTCAGCGCCGAGGTCGAGGAGCCGGTGCCAGCCCGGGCCTGCGGCCACGGGGAGGTCGGTCTCCTCGTCCAGGACGATGAGGTCGGACTGGGTGTTCTCCACGGTCTTGCCTCTCATCGGACGTCGCCACGCTCATGCTGGCGGAGGGTGCGGAACACGTCGCCGCGGGGCGGCGCGCTCGGGTCGGTCCAGACGGTGCCCCACGAGACGATGCCCTCCTGCTCGGCGAGGGCCATGGCCTCGGCGATGGAGTCACCCTCGGTGATGACCTCTCGGCCCTGGACCCAGAAGATGTACTTGGTCATCGTCAGAACGGCGTCTCGTCGCCGTAGTTGCCGCCGGGCGTCGACCACGCGTCGGCGCCCTGCTGCTGCTGCTGGCCCTGCCCGGCCCATGCGCCCTGCGCACCCTGGTTGCCGCCGTAGCTGCCGCCCTGCACCTGGCCCTGCTGCTGCTGGCCCTGCTGTCCGCCGGAGCCGCCGGAGGTGCGCTGCACGGTGGCGGTGGCGTAGCGGAGTTCGGGGCCGATGCCGCTGAGGTTCAGCTCCACGCTGGTGCCCTTGGTGTTGTCGTCGCGGGTGAACTGCCTGATCTTGAGTTCGCCCTGCGCGATGACGCGGCTGCCCTTGACGAGGGTGTTCGCGATGTTCTGCGCGAAGTCCCGCCAGGCCGACGCGCGGAGGAAGATCGGCTCGCCGTCCTTCCACTCGTTCGCCTGCCGGTCGAACTCACGGGGCGTCGACGCGATCGTGAAGTTGGTGACGGCGAGGCCGTTCTGGGTGAACCGGAGTTCGGGGTCGGCGGTGAGGTTCCCGACGACGGTGATGATGGTTTCGCCTGCCATGGTCAGCGGCCCTTTCGGTTGAGCGGGTTGGTGATGAGGTCGTGGATGAACAGGCCGATGAGGACGGCGAGGAGCGTGCCGAGGGGCAGCCACGTGGGGGTCAGGACCCAGAACCACGAGGCGGGTTCCGGGCGGCTGAGGTTCATGCCGATGAGCACGGCCTGCGCGATGACGAGGACGATCGGCAGGCAGCCGAGCTGGGTCTTCATGCGGCGTCGTCGTCGAGGTTGATGTCCTCGTCGTAGCCGGGGGAGTACCGGATGAGCCTGGAGCCGTCGCGGCTGCGGAACGTGCGGTCGCCGTCGAGGATGAACTCGGCGAAGTCGATGACGTCGTCGATCTTCCGCTCGAGCTTGGCGGGGGTGGTGCCGAACAGGATGCCGGGGCCACCGGCGACGAGCTTCTGGGACTCGCGGAGCGCCTCGAGGCGGCGCTTCTGGGGCTTCTTGAGCATGGTGGTTGTGTCCTCTCGGTGGGATCTACTTGAAGTCGGCGCGGGCCAGGCTGTTGCCGCGGGGGACCGCGGGGATGCCTGCCTTGTCGCGATACTTGCGGACGGTCTTCTCGGACATGCCGAGCACGGCGCACACGCGCCGCACGGGCATCCCCTGGTTGAGCAGCTCGTAGACCTGGGCGAGCTTCTCCGGCGAGGTGCGGTTCGGCGAGCTGATGGGCTTGTCGGGGAGCCGCTGCCAGGCGGGCGTCGGGTCCGGCTTCGGCACGACGACGTCGGGGTCGTCGACGGTGGCGATGCGCTGGCCCTCCTGGACGGCGGTCGCGATCTGCATGGCCCGCTGGTAGGTCATCCCCGCGGGCTTCACGCCGCCGCTCACAGCCCGTCTCCGAGGTCGGCAGCGTCCTGGTCACTCATCGTGCGGACCTGCTTGCGTACGGCCGTGTACGCGGCGCTGAGGGCCGTGAGCACCTCCTCGGGGGTCGCGGCCTTGACGTCGACGAACACGTGGACCGGCGTCGAGTAGTGGTCGTTGCGCTCCACCCGGTACTGGGTGACCGGCTGCGGACGGCGCGGCTTCCACGACGCGCGCTCCGCCACCTCAGCGGCGACGCGGAGGCGCTCCTCCGGCGACAGCTCCGGCATGACGAGGCCCCGCGGCTTCGGGATGGGCGTGACGTTGTCGTTGCTCATGACTGCTCTCTCTCTTTCCTGATCCGGGACCGGACGGCCCGGACGTAGACGACCGTCAAGCCGAGCTGATCGGCGATCTGACGGGTGGTGCGGTCGGCGTCGACGAGTGCCTCGATGCGGACCCGGTTGAGGTCCGGCCGTCGCATCGGGGCCTCGACGACAGACGCGATGAGCTGGCGGATGACGTCCTGCTGCGTGCGGGACTCCATGAGCGCCGTGGTCCGCACGACGTCCGCCGACCGGCCGTAGAGGACGACGGTGGTCGACAGCCTCGGGATCGCGAACTTGTCGCCGTAGTCGTAGTTCGTCATGCCGCGACCGCTTCGGCGCACCGCGGGCAGCCGACGTGCGAGTCCGGGTGCGGGTAGCCCGGGTGGTCCGGGCAGTCCAGCTCGCGGGTGATCGTCGGCGTCGGCCGGAGCTTGTCCAGCCGCTCCCACTCGACCCGTGCCATGCGTGCGTCACGGCACTGCCAGCACGACGGCGGGTCCTTGACGTCCTGATGCTCCGAGCATCTGGGGGATGGAGGGGAGGAGGAAAGGGGGGGAGTTCCACCCTCCCCTTCCTTTTCCCCTTCCCCTTCCCCTTCCCCTTCCTCCGGGTAGGACTCCCGGAGCGAGTTGTCCACAGGTGCACCTGTGGAAAGAGCACTCCGGGAGGACTCCTGGAGGTCTCCATCCGTGGTCCATGGAGGGGTTGGGAGCTTGGACTTCGTCGGCTTGCTGATCTTCTGGTGCTCGGTCCACGAGCTGACCTCGAGGTAGACCTTGCCGTCGGCGGTGTACTCACGGAGCAGACCGAGCGTGAGGAGGGCGTCGACGTCGGCCGCGACCTCGCGCCAGGTGACGTCGTCCTCCTGGGGCCACAGCTCCCCGGCGATGACCCGGGTGTCGGCGGCGAGCCGTCCCTGGTCATCGGCGAGGCACCAGAGGCCCTCGAATGTCAGACGTGCCCGGTACGTGAGCCGGGCGATCGTCGCGGACTTGAAGAAGTCCGGCTTGATGGATCGGATGCGTGCCATGAGCTGTTGGTTGTGTCCCTAGTGGTTGTAGTTGTGACCGACGGGCCAGAGGCCGAGCCAGGTCATGCGGAGCTGCGCGTCGTCGGGGGTGACCCACTCGGAGCAGCCGTCGTCGAAGAGGTAGACCCACTGACGCCGTCCAAGTGCGTCGGTGAGCCGGATGGGGACCTCCTGCGGTGACGCCCACGACGGCACGATGAACCCGTAGCGGGTCGCGATGCTGACGTTGGCGTGCATGTACCCGTGCGTGCCGGTAGTGCCGGAGCCGGAGAGGGTGATGAGGTTCGACGCGTGGTGCGCGCCGCCCCGGGACCGGAGCTTGCGGTGGTGCAGGTTCCGGCCCGGGCCGACGGTGCGCCCGGTCGATCGGTCGACGAGCTTGTCGCGGTTGTCGACGAGCGCGATGACCGCAGCCGGGACGCCGCTCACACGATCACGAGTGGCCGTCCGACGACGATCAGCTCGAGGTGGGGGAACCCACCCTCGCTGCGCGGCACGTACCGGATGCGGCACCGCTTCGCCATGTACTCCGGGGTGTCGTCCGGGACGATCCCGGCGTCGACGAGTCCGTCGGCGAGCGGCTTGAGGGTGGCGAACATGTTGTCCTCGTCGCGCCGCCGCTTGTCGACGACGACCCAGTCGAGGGTGACGTCGGCGTGCGCCAGGCGGGGGATGCGGGCCGATCGGTACCGCGCCTCGGCGCGGAGGTCCCGGTTGATGCGGGAGGACTGCTGCCACTTCATGCGGCTGTTGAGGCTGATCGGCGGGCCGTCGTAGCCGAGCACGATGCGCCAGGTGTCGTAGTCGGTCACATGGTCTCCAGTTCCGTGATGGTGAGCAGCTCGCCGGGGAAGTCGTTCCCGGCGAGGGCGAGGGCGCGGTAGCGCCCCATGCAGACGTAGTGCGCGATGCGGAGCGAGCCGCGTCGGATGACCGTGACTTCGTAGACGCTCACTGCCGATCCAGGCTGTCCCGGGTGAGCCAGATGAACGTCGACGCGAGCAGTAGATGCGGGTCGCCGTACACCTCCTCGTCTTCGTCGGCCTGCTGCACGTACTCGTCGAAGCGCTTGGCGATGTCCCGCCCCACGAACAGAGCGCGGTCGATCGCGGCGCGGTCATGCGGCCGGGCGATCACGTCGTCGACGAGCGTCCGGAGTTCCTCGAACGCCGGGCCGATGTCGATTGGGAGGCCCCAGCCGTCGAGCTTCCAGAGCGCGAGCGGTTCCTTCACGACACGTCCACGACTTCGCGGGCGATGTGTCCGGGGAGCCGCTTCTCGGCGCTGGCGACGGCGTCGGCGATGCACGAGGCGAACTCGTTGACCGTCACCCACGGCTCGCCGGGGTCCTTGCGCTGGAGGGTGACGCGGTACGTGCGGGCCGTCAGCATGGTCCACGCGTTCGTGTGGGTCTGGGACTGGTTGCGCCACGGCTCGGCGCGGGTGCCCCAGCGTGCGAGGTGCTCCTCGATGCTCTCGGGAGGCGTCGGCGGTTCGGCGCGGGCGGGTGCCCCTGGGTCGAGGAACTCGGCGAACTCACGCGCCCTGCCGACGACGTCGTAGACGATGCCGTTGGCGGCGGCGAGCTGGAGCTGGACGGCGTGGTGCAGGCCCTCGCGACGGGCGTCGGCGCTGGTCACTTGCTGGTGTTGAGGTCGAAGTCGGGCACGAGGGTCTCGGGCTTGAAGATGACCTTGTAGTGGTAGGCGGACAGGCCGACCGAGTCAACCTGCTGCGTGACGTAGGTGACGTTGTCGGAGAGGCCGAGGAAGTGCTTCTTGTACTCGCCCGCGCCGGTCTTGCAGAGCACGGTGAGCTGCTTGCCCTCGTTCTCGGTGGAGCACCGCCCCTCGATGACGAGCATGACCTTGTCGGTGATGCCGTTGATGAACGTGATCTTGCGCTCGACCTTGAACGACTCGGCCTCCTTCGTCATGTTCGCGTCGACGACGTGCGCGTCGGTGGAGCATCCGGCGAGGGTGAGGGTCGTGGCGAACGCGACAGCGCCGATCGCGAGGGCGTAGCGGGTGGGCTTCTTCATGGTGGTTGTGTCCTTCGGGGATGGGAGAGGCCCCGGTGCGTGTCCAAGCGCACCGGGGCCTCCGGTTGTAGGTTTCGGCAACTGAGCTCAGCCGCCGGCCTGTGGGGTGTCCACAAGTCAGCCGCTCGCTTGCAGCTCCTCGTTCATGGCACGGTCGCACTCGTCGCACATCCACATGTGCTCGCCGTACACCTCGCACGTCTCCTCGTGCGTGAACCGCTCGAAGCTCGGGCCGAACGGGTACTTGCGGTCAGCGCAGAGGGGCCAGTAGTCGCCCTGCTCATCCCGCCCGCACCTCATGCAGAGGAGTCGGCCGTCGAACTTCCGCGGGTCGCTGTAGACCGTCGTCACGCGGCGTTTCTGACGGGCAGGGCCAGCTCGCGCGCCGGGCGGGAGCCGTGGAGACCGAGGTCCCCCCAGATGTTGTCGACGTGGAAGTCGCCGAGGTCGACGGTGCCCGCGATCGGATTCGCGGCCGACTTGAGCTTGGTGAGGCGGAACGTCCCGCGCTCTGGCAGCTCGACGACGGCGGAGACGTCGTAGGCGAGGTCTTGGTGGGCGCGGACCCGCCAGCCCCGCTCGGTCTCCTCGAGCTTCGCGGTGATGATCGTCGGCCCGGCCATGCGCCGGATCGTGTTGATGACCCGGTACCAGTCGGTGTTGATCGCGTCCCAGTCGTCGTTGCCGAGCGGGGCGTTGCTGTCGGCGATGGTCCGCTTCTGGGCGAGCGCGAGCTGCTTCGCTCGCTCGTTGGCGACCGCCTGCCGGTTGTTGCGGATCAGTTCCCAGAGGGCCGTCGCGCCGTCGAACACGAACAGGTGCGGCGTCTTGAGCGAGGCGAGCGCGGCGACCTCGGTGACCTGCTCGAGGATCGAGTCGTAGGTACCGTCGTGCTCGACGATCGAGAAGTTGGCACCGGGGATCAGGGCGAGGTCGTCGGGGACCTCCTCGCCGAGGGTGAGCACGTACGCGCGGTCGACGAGGATCGAGTTCGACGCCTCGACGGCGGTGTAGCTCTTGCCTGCGCCCTTCGTGCCTGCGAGCAGGATGCAGGGCCAGGGGACGGTGCCAGTCGGCTGGCGGATGTTCAGGGGCATGTGCCGCTCTCTGCTGGGGTGGGTGCGGGGACGCGTGCGTTGGGCCACGCGACGATGTCGTGGGACTGGTCGGGTGCGAGCCTCCAGAGCTGCCCGTCGGCGAGGCTGCGCCAGATGACGCGTGTGTCGTCGCGGAACGCCCTGGGGATGAGGTGGTCCGGTAGCCGGACGAACCACTCGCGCTGCTCTTCGGGGAGCTGCTGGTCGGTCTCGATGATGGTGCCGGACGGGTAGTCGTTGATGTCAGTCAACGTCGATCGCCTCCCTGGTTGGTCGATGACGTCGGGACCATGTCCCCTCCCGCACGCACGCGGCGTACGCGTCGGGGAACTCGGACTCGAGCTTCTTGAGGTCGGTGGTGCGTGAGTTGCGCTGCCCCTTGAGGGTGTGCACCTTCTGGCCCGTGACCGGGTGGACCGCCGCTTCCGCGTCGCCCATCGTGACTGCGATCTGGAACGACAGGTCGTCCCGATCGGTCTTCGCGTCTCGGAGGTCGACAGAGGCAAGTCGCCACCGCCCGAGCAAGTCGAGCAAGTCCCCATCGGCGACCACCTCCTCACCCTGAGTTCCCGGCCAGATGTCCCAGAGGTTGTCCCTGGGATTCGGAGCGGGCGGGATGCCGGTTTGGACGTGTTCGTGCCAGAACTGTCCCAGCTCGCCCACGAGGTACCGCTGGATGAACGCCTCGTCCCGTTCGACGCGGATGACCTCGATGCGCTCCTTGCCGAGCCACACCGCGACGAACGCGAACGGGGCACCGGTGACAGCCATCTGCTGCTGCACCTGGACTTGGTACTTCGGTGGGACGACGTAGCGAGACATGGTCGTCCCGAATGGGTCGTCCGGGTCTCCGTCGGCCAGGTCCAGCCACTCCCGGGCGGAGTGGTCGTTGACCGACTTCTTCTCCAGTGGGACGACCGTCCCGTCTGGGGTGCGGACGCGGGCGTCGAGCGTGCCGAGCAGCCACGGCCACTCGACCGACTGGAGCAGCCCCTCGGAGGGGAGCAGCTCACCCATCCACCCGTACCGTTCGGGATGACCGATGAGGAACTGGTGGATGACCTCCTCGGCGAGGTGGCCGAACTCCATCACGTCGTTGCCGACGTCGACGACGGTCTCGGCCCGCTTGGCCTGCCAGATGGAACGCGGGGTGCCCCACTTGCTGATGCCGAGGATGACCGCGGCCTCGGACGCGCCGATCCCACGCTGGCGGAGCTTGAGCCACTCGTCGTCATTGCTCGTCCCGTACAGGACCCGGTACGGCTCACTCACGGAGCATCCCGACGATGATGACCGCGCCGATGACGACGATGAGTGCGACGGCGATGATGGTGTTGGAGAGCAGCTCGCCGTTCACAGGGTGGCCTTCCGCCAGCCGAGCATCTGCACGGCGTCGAGCACCCGGCGGGCGTCCTTGAGGTAGTCGGCCCGTCCCATGACGCCCGACTCGTCCCACGTGGGATGCACGACGCCGCCGACGTACGCGCCGAACTCCAGCGCGTCGATCTTCTGCATGTACATGGCGAGCTGGAGCACGTCCGGGTGATCGTCCGGACGTGGGAACTCAGCGTCGAGGTCCATGGGTGTCCTCTCTGAGGTTGCGGACGTGCTCACGCGCGTCACGGATGATGTAGCCGTCCCAGACGGCGGAAGCGGTGAGCACGAGCGTGCCGACGAGCGACAGCCCGTTGTACGTGCCGGTGGCGATGCCGACGGCGACGATGAGGGTCAGCCCGGCGAGCACGCCGAGCAGTGCGACGGAGTGCCACATGAGGATGCGGAGGGCTACCACGGGGTCACCTCAAGCAGCGCCCACTTGCCGACGTTGACGGGAGCGCCGAGCGTCCGGACGTTCTGCCACGACGGGGACCGCCACGGGTCACCCCAGGGGTCGTCGGAGAGGACCGGGGTGTACCGGACGCCGTTGCGGCCGTTGAGGATGACGAGGCCCTCGTAGCGGACGCGCCAGCCGGTGTCGGACTTGAACAGGGCGACCTCGCCGCGGTCGGCGAGGTCTTCCAGCATGGCCTCCAGCCGGTCGAACTCGACGGGGGAGTGGAGCTTGCGGTCGAGGATCGGCTTGAGCCGCTCGATCGGGATGTGCTCGCCGGGGGTCGTGGTGGCGAGGACGACGGCGTCGCGGGTGACGCCCCAGGTGAGGAAGCGGCGCTCGTTGGGCGCGGCCGTGTCCGGCGCTCCGATGGTGCTCATGCGGCGCGCATCCACGGGTAGGAGTCGACGGTGCGGATGAACCGGGTGCCCGGCTCGTCGGCGATGGTGCGGCCGTCGCGGTCGACGCGGGTGACGAGGCCGTCTTCCTCCAGCTTCTTCACGACGTGCCGGATGCGGGACGCGGAGCGCGGGCCTCCGGCCTCGTGGTAGCGGAGCCAGAGGTCGTCGTGCGTGAGCGGCCCGGCGTGGGCGAGAGCGAACATGACGTAGTCGCGGATGTGGAGGTACCCGGCGTCGTCGATCAGCTCTGCGGCGTCTCTCGACGTGTCGGGATCGGTCACGCGGAATGCGCCGCGCATCCAGTGCCCGTTTCTGGGTACACTTGCCGAGGTATCAGTGGTCATTTGGTTGTGTCCTCATCGGTACCAGAACGGCCCCCGCGTCCAAGGCGGGGGCCGTTCGCTTTGGTGGGTGGGGGAAACACGAAACCCCCCGTGTCCAAGACGGGGGGTTTCGAGTGTGCCGGTGGCGTTGGCTACCGGGACGTCAGTGCCGCCAGGCGGCGGTGAGGATGAACCACGCGGCCTGCACCCACGGGGTGTCCTTGAGGCCGATGATCGTGGTGGCCCAGGTGAGGATCGCGAACGGCAGGAACATCCAGCCGATGCCGCGGAGCGTGACGAGCGGGATGCTCACCCAGGCGGGCAGGGCGTAGAGGCGGACGCGGCGGTTGAAGACGCCGACCGCTTCCCGGGAGGCGCGGATGACCGCGGCCTGCTGGCGCGGGGTGAGCTGCTTGAACGACTCTTCGGTCGCGTGGACGCGAGCGCCGGTGAGTGGATCGGTCATGCGACGTACCGGTTCGATCCGCCGGTCGGCATCGCGAGGAGCTTCTGCCACTCGAGGATCGCCTGCTCCTTCTCAGCGATGAGCTTGGAGATGTCGGTGATCTGCGCGTCCGTGAGGGCGACGGCGTGGCCGTCGAGTTGGCTGTTGCGGAACTCGCGGAGCTTGAGCCGGTAGCGGTACTCCTCCTCGCGCTTCTCGACGAGGGCGTACAGCTCGCGCTTCTCGCGCTGGAGTTCGGCGCGGGCGTGGTCGCGGTCCTTGGCCTGCCGGTCCTTGACCTGCTGGCCGTTGCGCTTGCTGCCGTCCTTCGGCGTCTCGAGGCCGAGTTCGCGGCTGATGTTGTGGATGAAGTTGAGGGCGTCGTTGTCGTGGATCGTCGGGGTGATCTTGACGATGCCGAGGCGGTGATGCTGGAGCGCCTTGTTCTTGTAGACGTGTCCGCCCTTCGACCCCTTGCGGTCGAACGTGTAGCCAGCCGGTCCCTCGAGAAACTCGATCAACCGCTTGTAGTGCTTGTTCGCCATGAAGCTCCCTAGTGCTTGGCGGGGTGTGCACACGAGGCTGAATCCTCGTGGGGGGTAGGTGAGACCCCGTACATGTTCTGTTGCCTAGTACAGCACGGAAACGTCTCCCGGGTGCGACACACCGGTTCGGAATCGCGCACATCTGTGCGCGATCGTTGATGTTGAGGAAGACGCGGGTGCGGTCCGGGGGGACTGGGGCCGACGGGCGTGTAGTGGT